CTACTGTACTAGAATCGGCGGAAGTTAGGGCTTCTGTTATAGCATTTGCAAAAGCTGCTGCTACTGTACTAGAATCGGCGGAAGTTAGGGCTTCAGTTATAGCATTTGCAAAAGCTGCTGCTATATCATTTTTATCTGCTGCCGTTAAAACTTCGGTAATAGCTGCGTTTGAGCGGACAAGACCTTGAACAACAAAAGCATTAGAAGATATCGGTTGTTTGCCAAACATTACTCAAGTCGTTCCATTATTACGGATTGAACAATCCATGAATCTGCTGGAGTTGCGTTAGACATTGAGAACCTTAAATCAAGGGTTGATGTAGTTGTTAAACTTCCTGTAGAAGCGGGGGTAGCGTTGTCTATTGCTAAAGCCGTTGTAGAACCTACTCTGCTTAAAAATGTTCCAGCAGTCCAAATAGCTGTTGCAGAAGATGCTGTTAAAGTAAATTCACATTGCCATTGGGTAGTCTGTGCAGTACCAGTCAAGACAGTAGAAGTGATTGCCGTTAACTGCGTTGCGCCCCAAAAACAAGCCACCCTAGCAGTTCTTGCTGTTGCAGAGTTAGCCGCAGTATATTGACCAAATGCACGAACCCGCCAAACAGCGTTAGCAGCAGCACTTTGTGATGCCAATGTAATACCACCCGTTGTATAGGTAGTGGTGTTGTTAATAGTTACGTTAGCAGTTTGTCCAGTACTTCTAGCTAATGCTCCAGTATCTGCTGTAGAAGTACAAGATAAAGTAGTAAATGTTCCTGCGGCTGCAGCCGTACCACCGATTGCTGGCGGAGAAGCTAAATATGTACTAAAGCCTGTGCCTGATACTGTAGAAGAAGCTGAAAGCGTTGTAAATGCGCCTGTAGATGCTGTAGTAGCCCCAATAGGAAACGCATTTAAACCAGTTGAAGTAATTGTTCCAGCATCTGCGGCAGTTCCCGAACCAATGACATATCTAACAATGTTGGCTGTTTGTGTGCCAATTACTAAGTCACCGCCATTAGAATACAAATAAATATTATTGGCAGCGTTGAATGAGCCTGTGCCAGTAAATGCACTACTGTTAATACCAAAGTCACCATATACACCAGAACCAGTTGTATTATCGTTATTAACAACAAAGTCAGCAGAAGCTGCTGTTCCAGCATTAGGGTTTTGAACAACAATCTGGGTATAGTCGTTAATGTTCTGCACAAACGATGCCATAATGTTTTTATCAGAGGCAGTAAAGTTTGAGCCTACTGCTAATACACCGACCTTGCCACCAGCAGCATTATTAGGTGTTCCTGTTAAAGCTACTGCTGGAACTGTATTGGTTGGCGCAGTAGCAGAAGAAATGTTTGTAAATGTACCAGCGGCTGGAGTTGTAGCACCTACAGTTCCGTTGATATTAATTGATGCTGTACCAGTAAGGTTAGTTACTGTTCCGCTAGATGGAGTACCTAAAACACCACCGTTGACTACAAAAGAACCAGCCGTACCAGTATTTACTCCAAGAGCCGTTGCTACACCAGTACCTAATCCACTTACCCCAGTACTAATTGGTAAACCTGTTACGTTAGTAGCAACAAAAGCAGCTGGGGTCCCCAAAGCAGATGCGTTACCAGAAGCATCTAAATAAATTGACTTACCTGCTGGGTAGTCCACAAATACAGTAACGGTGCCACTAAAAGCAACGGCTGATCCTGCATTTGAAGATGATAGTATGGTAGTACGGTTTAAAAGGTTCCCCGTAGTAGCATAGGTTCCAATACCTACTTCCCAGTTTGTGCCATCAGAAGCGCCATAATAGGTCGTGTTAGTGTTACCAATTGCCGCACTAAACGTTTGGTAGCCTGTAGAAGCTCCAGCCAAACTAAAGCTAACAGTCGTATTGGCTGTTGCTGTTTCCTGTACTCGGTCTGCTAAAATAAGTGCCATAATTATTGCCTGTTATCTATTAGCACCCATTGAGTGCTTTCAGTATTATCAATCCGTACCCATGCAAACCCCAGCGGCGCATCCGCTAAGTTAATATTTTCTATTTGTGTTGGGTACATTGTTTTTATAACTACTGCGGAAGCATCGGCAGATAAATTTTCTAATACACTAACAAAAAATAAAGGGCTACCAATACTTGAATCGGCTGCAGTCAAAGCCTCAATAATGCTTGTGGTAAACGTCGCTATTACTGCCTCGCTATCTGTTACTACAATAACTTGCTCTAAAATAGCGCTAACAAAACTAACTGTTGCTGTAACTGCGTCGGCGTAATTTAAATTTTCTAACGCAGAACTAACAAATGCTGCTGTTACTGTTTTAACATCTGCTGGATTAAAGTTTTCAGTTATTGCACTAACAAATGCTGCTATTACTGTTTTAACATCTGCTGGATTAAAGTTTTCAGTTATTGCACTTGCAAACGCAGCAATTACGGTAGCCAAATCTGCGGATGTAATTGTTTCCGTGGCTGTTGCAAAAGTTGTTCTTAATACTGTTTCTGAATCTGTTAAAGTTGCGGCTTCTGTAATCGCACTAATAAAACTAGCTAATACAGTTGAGGTATCTGCAGTAGTAGTATTTTCAGTTATTGCACTAACAAATGCTGCTATTACTGTTTTAACATCTGCTGGATTAAAGTTTTCAGTTATTGCACTAGTAAATGTGGCTAATCCCGTAGAAGAATCTGCTAATGTTGCGGCTTCTAAAACGTTTACACTAAATAGTGCCCCACCTAAAGCAGCGTAAGGAGATTGAGCAAAAGCTGCATAACCAAACATTTATAACACCACCCAGCGACTGCCCGAAGGTATCGTTACAGAAATACCAGAATTAACAGTTACAGGCCCAACCGAACTAGCTGAATACCCTGTAGGAATACTATAGTTTGTTGCTACCGTTAAATTATTTAACACTAAACCATTACTTGCCGCAAATTGAGGCGCATACGCCGTGCTAGTAGACTGATCTAAATTAACTGAACGCGCTGAAGGGTAGGTAACAAATATGTTTACAGTACCTGAAAATGTAACCGCACTACCTGAATTTGACGACGAAATAATAGTTGTGCGAGTTAATGTGGGCCCTGAAGTTGAATATGTTCCTACACCTACTTCCCAATTACCGGTAGCATCAAAAGCAGAATAATACGTCGTATTGGTATTACCAATAACAGAAAAAGACTGGTACCCAGTAACAGAACCGCTTAGTGTAAAACTAACAGTTGTGTTGGCAGTACCAGTCTGCTGTACTCTATCAGCTAAGACCAAAGCCATAAAAGGCTCCTACTTAGCTAGTTGCTGTGGTGCTATATGTAACTGCTAAAGAGTCGCCGTTAGCTACAGTCTTTGAACCACCAGTAAAGTTACCAGCAGAATACAAAATGCCAGTAGTGGTGTCTTTAGTAGCAGAAGCAGATGCGCCGCCATTAATAAAGCAACCATTAACCGTACCAGAAGATGTCATTGCAAAAGTAATAGCGCCGCCTGTTTTAGTAGTTACGTTTGTTGGCGTAGTACCAGTAGAAGAAGCCGCAGTCCAGTTGATTGATTGACGGTTGCCTGTGTAAGCTGGAGCGTTAGTACCGCCAACTTCTGTCCAAGTATGCGAAGCCATTGTATCAGCCGCAGCATAAGTAGCCGTACCACCGCATAGACCTAAATAGTTAGCACCAGCAGCTGTACCACCAGCAGTACCAGTAGCACCAAAGTAGTAGTCAAATAGGGCTTGTTTACCAACAGCAGTAACTAAATTAGGGGCTTTATCTTCCCATTTTAAATTACCTTCGGAATCGTAACACTTAACATCGTACCAACCTTGGATACCCAAAGTCTCGTCGCTAGCTGCGCCACGGGTTACTGATGCGCTTGCCGCGTCACCAAAATTTGATTTTTCAATGCTCATAAAAACTCCTTAAGAAAGTCTAATAATAGCGGTGGTTGAGGTCGCCGTTGGAAAAGTTACTGTAAAAGTATTTGTTGCTGTTTTATCAGCTCCAAAGTCTAACACTGCAACTGCAGAACCTGTCGTACTATTGTAAACCAAAGCGCCCCTACAAGTAAAACTAGCGGGGTTCCAAGTGACATTTTGAAAAGATACATACGCTGTTTGCCCACTAGAAGCCGGAATTATGGGGGTTAATATAGCCCCGCCCGCCGTATAGCCCGTACCAGTGATTTCGCCCACAGACGTATATGCAGTCGTTGCGTAAGATAAATCCGCATTAGCCGTATATAAAGCAATCTTATAGACATATGAAGTCCCTGTATTAAAATTCTCCAGCCCACTCAAGCAGTTTTGCTTGAAAATAGTGCATTGTCCTTGAGATATAGCCATTATGGATTAACCGGTATTCTTGCTTGCCCGTCTCTATAAGCATCGCCGCGTTCGAGTCCTGTACCTAAGCGGTTTAGCTGCATTAGGGCTTCTGTGTATTTATCTTCATAGTACTTAACTAAATCCTGCTCACCCTTCATAAAGAGCATTGCCTCGCGCATAGAGCCATATAACAGCACAGGGTCATAGTTATCCCCAAGCCATGAGGTTCCACTATCGTTATTTACAGTAAGTATGGTAATAGAAAGACCTGAGCCAGAACTGCCAATATAAGAACTTGAAGTACTTAAAATATCGCCAACAGCGTAGAAATTACCACCATTTGTAATAGTTACCGATGTAATAGCTTGCCCAGATACTACAATAGTTGCAATAGCCCCTGACCCACTTCCGCCCGTTAATGGCACATTAGTATAAGTACCGTTTGTATACAAAGACCCGCCGTTTGTAAGGCTCGTAGTCGCAATAGCTCTTTGAACAATAGACACGGGGTAATAAAAATAGTGTAGTTCTATTACGTAATTTGAGTCGGGTGTGGGGGCTAAAATATACGACAGCTCATTAATATTGCCATATTGAGACCCAAATAAAGCATAATACTTTGGAACACCGCCGGGGGTACCCTGATATGCTGTACCAGCATAAACAACGCTTGGATAGGCTTCACGCAAAAAGTTAACGTCTTTGTTAAGCAAATAGTTGTAATTCCCAGAAGCATCAATAACAGCCACAGAATAAGAGGCTAAATAATCGTCTGGTAGCGATAAATACTGATTACCTGAACTTACATTACCTGTAACGTTTTTTCTTAGTGAAGGAAGTTGTACGCTGTTATAAACACGTCTTTCGGCTTCTCTGACAAAAAGGGGTATGTTCGCTAAAAATAGCGACTCCGAGTTCTCAGAATAGTCTTGTATCGCTTGATACAGTTCTACATAGTTCAAGCCATCGGTCCTCTAGAGGTAAAACCTTTAGTAGCTGCACCAGATCCACGCTGCTTAATACCGTCCGTTTTAACGTCGTCGGCATTGGGGTTTCCAACACTGACACGCATAGCCGTTGTACGGGTAGTTACTTGGTCTGAAGACAGCTTATTTGGATCTTCTTTAACGCTGATGGCTTCTTTAACGTTGACTTTTTCACCACTCATTGTATGTGGCTTAGCATAAATTTTAGCTTCGCCAACTTCTTTACCCATGATTTTTTTAGAAAATCCCATTATCGACCTCTGCCCGAAGATTTTTGATTCATAGCACGAGCCATATTGCGCCCTACTTGTTTCATTTTCATGCTAGTAACACCAGCAGAACCTTTACCACCCTTATCAATACCTACATTTGGGCCTGTATCACCTAAGTTTTTACCTTTAGTTTTGCCCTTGCTCTCGATACCGCTTGCGCCTTTTTTAAATGACATAATATGCTCCTAAGTTGTTGATACCGTTATTGTACCAATTTGTCCTACTGCTACCAAGTAATTTGGGGTTAAAACTGTATCAAAACTACTTGCTCCACCTACTGGGGACCATCCCCATTGAAACACTCTACTACCACCTGATGGATTGCCTAAACTATCTATTCCTGATACTTGATAACTCACATCCGGTCTTGGTTCTCTTACTGCTTGTGGGTCATTAACGGGATAGAGACCTAATGATAACTGCGGCTGATCTGGATCCCAGCAAGTTGGACACACTTTAATGTCGTATATTTTAGTTTTAAGTACCTGTTTTTTAAGCTGCTTTAATTTATATCGTTGCCCACAACGATCACATTCGGCAATAGCCCATTTACCAGAAGCGTATTTACTAGGCATAACTTAATACCCATACCACATTGTCCGTGGCACAAACCTAATTGGCGCTTTTTCACGGTCTTCGTCCGAAGCCAATTGCCATTGTTGTTCGTATTCTGCTTTAAGCATGGGTATGCGATTGGGGTCTACTTCAACCAATTTCATGCTTAATTGGTATGCTAATCCTGCAACCATGCAGTTAATAAAGCGAAACGGGATGTCCTCAGTACGTGATCCATCTCCCGCGTCTTGCATGCGGCGCAATCTATAATAAACAAAAGTATACTGGTCGCCGGGCGAATTGGGGGTGGGCCAAACATTTATGCAGGGCAAGTTATTGTTATATACAGAAGCTCCCGCGCTATGAGATGCTGCGGTAGTACCATTTTGACCACGCCAAGCGTTAACAATTTGATTCCCTACAATGTTTTGATACCCAATTGTTTCGCTGCCTATATTAACAAACCCTTGTGTGGGTAGCGTAGACGCATTAGTTAATGTAATCGTAGTGTCTGTAGAACTTATTGGATATCCAGTAGCAACAGTAGTATTTGCTACAGAAGCAACATTACCCGATTGGCGGTTAATCCATAACTGAATTGGGCGCCCTTGGGTGTTTTTATTAGGTAAAGTTAAATAAGTAGACTCTGAAATACGACTAATATTTATGTCAATTTGGTTTGACTGTGACCCGTTATTTTGACGTATTGTGGTGTCTAAAAGATCTATAGTATCTGTGGGTATGGGGTATATAGCCTGCCCAGTGTTTAATACAATCTGACCTTGCTCAACTGTCCATAAGTTAATACCGCGATTAGCCCACTCAATAGTAAGTAGATTAATACTACGCCGAGCAGTACGTAGGTCATATCCCGTACGAACTTGTTTGCCACAGCGCTCAAACGCTTCTTCAATAAGATCGTTTATATCGAGATTAAAAGTAGTTAACCCAGAAGTAGTCATTTAGTTGGTTTCTTTTTACCTGTTTTTTTAACAGCAGGTCTAGTTGTAGCTTTTCTAACATATTTACGTTTTGGGCGCGGACTAAAATCCTCACTAACAGGAGGAAAAGGCCAAGCAACGCCTAAATCTTTTTTCTGCCGAGAAAACACCCATTGAAAAAACGCTTTAAACATTATTTACCTTTTAACAGTACACGAAACGCCGCAACTTGCGAACGCAATTTAGCTATTTCTTTGTCTCTATCGTCTAATTTTTTAATTAAACTTTGAGTAACTTCTTCCCATAAATGATGGTCTCTAGTTCGTTCTTCATGATCATGCAACATCGCCCTAAAAAGTTTTTCTGACGCATCAATTTGTTGTTGCATAAAATCAATCATTATTTTTTCCTTGCTGCTCTAATGTTATCAATCATGTTTGGGTAGGGTCTACCAGCAGCTTTAGCAGTTGCTTTTGCCATTGCTTTTTTAGCGGGGCTCATTTTTTTTGGTTTGCCTAATTCTTTTGGGCGCGGTTTACTCCATACTTCTCCACCCTCTTTATACTGGGTAAAGTCTGTGTTATCCCTACGGGCTTTTTTCTTCCCTTTAGGCATCTTAGAAGGGGCTATATCGCCCATACCACGAGACGGTCTCATGCACGTGTCTTTCCACGAATAGCGCAGCCGTCAGCACGAGCAGAAGCAGATTTAACTTTACCGCCTTTTTTAAAATCCGTAGAATCTTTTTTATCTTTAGCCCTAAGCGCTTGACGACCACCTTCTATAGCTTGCTCATTCCTAACCGCTTTACGAATACTATCCATTCTTGCTTTATCTTCGTATTGATTTTCGTCTTTAGTAATCCCCAAGTCTTGGCCAATACGCTTAACACCACGTGAAAGCTCATCAACAACAGTGCTATTTTTAATAGCGTTGTAAGCTTTTTTAACAGGTTCAACAATCATATTGCGGTCTTGTGCGTTCTCTTCTTTGGCAATACGGTCAGTTAAGTCTTGTGGGAGTTCGTCTTTTTTAGCCATGATTTAACAAGCCCCGCCGTTAGCCATAGAAATCATTTTGCCCTTGGTGTGACCTTTAGTAATACAACCATCAGCACGAGTTACACCGCCTTTAGCTAATTTAAGGGACGTACCTTTCCCGCCTTTATGCTCTTGCATATCGTGTTGTTTCATGGCTTTTTTAATCATAGCTTTGTCTTGTGCTAAGTCTGCGTCTTTCATCATTCCACCTTTTTTAAAAGTTTTGCCTTTGTCGGCAGTGTTAAATTCTTTACCCACGGATTGTGGGATTCCTACTTTCTTGGCAAATGCTGGGTTATGCGCTACAGCAGCCATGAGATTGTGTTGTTTTTTACTTGTACTAGGCATTATTTATGTCCCCAATATCCTGCAACAAATCCGGCTACGCCAGTCAAAAAGCTTACAAACCCACCAATTGCCATTAAAGTTTTCCAACCGCCTTTTGCTTCGGACAAAGTTTTGTTAATTGCTTGAATAGCCAGCTTAATTTCTTGCATTTCTTTAACCATCTTGTCCATATCTTCCTGCAAGTGCTGTATATCGTTGGCGTGGGTGGCTAATTCTCTAGCCGTTTTAATTGGATCAATATCGCTCATTTTAACACTTCCACCTTGCTAAAGATGCTGCTTTACGGGTAGGTTTGCCTTTTTCATCTTTCATTGGTCCGGGCATCCCTGACATCCGCGCGCAAAACGATTTTTTCCTAGAGCCACCTTCTGGTTGAGGGGCTTTTAAATTAGAACCTGTAGCGGCATTATATTTGGCGCGCCCTTTAGCAGTAAGCCCTGCGCCCTTAGATACTGGTAGTTTTTCGCCCCGTCCAATTGCAAGAGATGGAGGTTTCTTTTTGGTAGCCATTATGCAGCATCTTTCTTTTCATCAACAGAGCGCATTAGCGGGTACAAATAGTCTTCACCAAAAGCACCAGCAAACTCTTCGGTTCCCATATGACCTAACTTAATAGTCGGATCAATCCATACTTCAAAGCCTAATTCTCTAGCACGATCACAGAATAAAAAGTCTTCACCAATATAGTTTCTGTCTTTAAGAGCAAAATCAAAAAAAGCAGTTAATTTATCGCCAGCTACTTTTTCATCTTCATATTCCCATTCTGGGTGTGCTTCTTGCAATTTCTCAAACACCTCTCTACGAATCAACATAAAGGCGGTAGCGACTCTTTTAGCTTTAACCAAACCCATATGGTTCATAAAAATATTTTCGTCTTCATCACTTTCTAACGTAGAAATATAGACTTTGCCTTTTTTGCGAGCTACTGGAATACCAGCAACGATACCTTTTTTAGGGTCTATATTCCACGCCATTAAGCGAAAAATATCTTCTGCATCAAAGTTAATATCTGAATCAATAAACATTAAGTCTGTACAGTCTGAATCTAAAAAGTCTTTGGCAATTAAGTTACGCACGCGAGAGACTACAGAGCACCCAGAAATATTACAAATTTGAATGTCAACCCCGTGTTGCGTTGCCCTTACACAAAAAGAAGCTAGCGCTATGGCTAACTTTGCTGATACTTTAAAGTCGTAGGTGGGAAGACCAAGCATAATCTTCCGCCCCACTAAATCATAAGAAGCAGATACTTGTGTAGTTTCAGACATTTTTTAACCGTAGAAAACAGTAACAGTCATATTAGCTGGAGTTGTTGCATAAATTCCATTACCGCAGTATATACCTTCACCCGGAATTAACACATTAACTGCTCCTGCTACTGCTGGCGCTACAAAAGAAAATCGTGTAGTACCTCCAGAACCATCTTTTAATGCCAAAGTACCACCAGCGGCTGGAACTGAAACAACCATACCTTTAATACGAGCGGGTCCAGCAAATACAGCGGCATCAGTTTGAGCGGCTGCTATAGCCGTTGCTTTTACATCATATTGCATTGCCATAATTAATCTCCTAAAGATTTAAAGGGGGGCATTACTGCCCCGTTAGATTAATTGTTATACGTAGTCTGGAATTGACCGCCATCGCTATTGCGAACAACATATGCAATAACCAGAGTAGATGCACCTGAAGTAGAGGTACCAGCTAAAGTAGCAGTGATAATTGCATCGGTTGTACCAACGTTATTAACAAAAGCTGCACCAGTAGTAGCAACAGTAAATGATGAAACGCCCGCTGCTGAAGGATTAGTTAGTCCAGAAGTAATGGTAGTAGCACCGCTAGATAGGGTAATTGTTGGCGTTGTACCACCAGCATAGCCAGTAGTAGTGATTAATTGCATTGAAGTAATTAAAGAACCAGCTGGTAATGTAAATACGTTTGTTGCGCCATCAGCAAAACCTAAAGCTGCCTGTTGAGAAACAATTGAGCAACCTGTGTTGCGGATTGTACCAGCAGTGGTGCCAGTGGTGTTTTTAACGGTGCCGAGTAGCCAAGGACCTAAGTGTGTAGCGAAACCCATGAGGATTCTCCTATATACAAGTTAAGCCCATTAATCGGTATATCGTCTGCTGGGGCAGTTTAATAGGCTGGTATCACCCAGATAGATACATATTACTACTTTTTTAAAAGTTTGCAACGTTTTTAGGTAAAATAGTTAAACCCCCCACCCCTTACCAATTTAGGGAGTTGTCATGAAATTTACCATTAGAAAAGTTGATATAAAAAACCCTTCTAATCAGACGGTTTTGCTCTATTTACAAAAAAAGATACTTCCGCAAGATGCTCCTTATAAACCGGATCGGGGTCATTGGTGGGTTGCATATGCTGAAGATGGAAAGCCCGTAGCTTTTGCTGGGTTAGTTCGTTCTATTGTTTGGAATGATACGGGGTATTTATGTCGTGCCGGCGTCCTTGATGGGTATACGGGCAACGGCTTGCAAAAAAGATTAATTAGTGTAAGAATGCGTCAAGCAAAGAAATTGGGGTGGAATTGGTTAATAACAGACACAACAGAAAATCCTGCGTCATCAAACTCATTAATCAGTATGGGGTTCAAGTTATACGAACCAAGTACTCCTTGGTCGTTTAAAAATGCTTTATATTGGAAACTTAAACTAGAGCAAAATGCCCTACAAAAATCCAAACGATCCAAGAAAAAAGGCTTCGCTCAAGCGTAGTTCCGCCAAATATTACATATCTAATAAAACTGAACGCCTAGCGTCCGCAAAAACCCAAAAAAGAAATAAAAGAAAAGAGTGGTCGGAATACAAAGGTACATTAAAATGCCTCCATTGTGGTGCTAGTCATCCCGCTATTATAGACTTTCATCATGTAGTTCGAGACGGAACTAAACGCAGTGTTAATGAATTAGCGACTATGGGTGCTTACGCTGCAGCGCATGAAGAAATTAAAAAATGCGTACCTTTATGCGCTAATTGCCACCGCATACACCATTACGAAGAAAGACATAAAAAACACAATAAAAAGAAAAAGAAAAACCCAGCCTTTTGAGCTGGGTTCTCTGAGACTAAGGTGCTGATTAAGCGCCTTGTGATCCCCACATACCAAGAGGATCTGACCAGCCGAAGCTATAACGCTCACGAGACTTGTAACGAACGTTACCCGTATCGAAATCACCGTCCATCGAATTGCTCAATGGGGTGCGAACAAAGTGCTTCATACCATTTGGAACATCAGTGGTAAGGAAGTAGCCATTTGGATCGGTCAAGAAGTGGTTAACGGTGTAACCTTCAGGAATCGAACCATTGTTCTTAAGTGCGTTAACATCGTTGTCGGTCGTACCAACACGTAATTCAGTTTCGAGCAAACGAGTTGCAACGAACATCAATCCGGGTGGAACAATCAACTTCTTGGGTTTAGCAGCGATTAACAAACCACGCTCATCAGTCCAACCAGCGATTTGAATTACAGCGGCTTCCAAAGAAGTCTCATTCAAGTCGGCAGCGGTAGATTGAGTGTTGCTGTTAGTACCACTAGATACCAATGGGTGAGCAGTGCTGAACAATGGAACGCCATCACCACCGTAATAAGCGGCAGAGTTAGTAAATCCGTTGTTTAAAACAGCAGCAGCTTTAACCTGTTTGGTATAAGCCATAGCACGAGCTAGACCTTTGGTATAACGAGCCGATAAAGAATCATAGAGGTTATCTTCGATTGCTTCTTCGGTCAAGCTAAAGCCAAGGGCAATAGTTTCGTGATTGTAGCGTGCAGTCCATGCCTCTTGTGCATTGTCATAAGCGATGGCAGAACCTTCGTTTTTGACTGGTGCAGCACTAAAGCCGGACAGTTTTGTTTCTTCTTCAAAAGAACGCTCAGAGGTCTCAGTTTCATAGATCTCTTTGTGTTCTTCACCATAGCGAGCGTACTCTAAGCCAAACAATGCGTTCAGGCCGGGTAACAACTCTTTAAGTAGTTGTGCGCGGGAAATAGCCATTATTTAGCTCCTTAAGCTGCAGTTGCTACACCAGTAGCACTGTAATAGGTGTGAATACCAAAGTTAAATTTAACAATAACTTCAGTGTAAGAACCCGACGCATTAACAGTTTCTGGAACTACGTCAACTACACGAATTGGTAGAGTTGAGGTACCTGCTGTAGTTGCGGAAACAGATGTGTACGAGTCGCCTGTGGATGTGTTACCTGCTGTTACAATTAAAGCGGTGTTTAGCCCAACTGCTGCACGGGTAACGCCACTCATGGTTGAGGTTCCAGCGGAAGTAACTGCTACTTTAAACAACGTGTCTGGATCGTCGCAAACAACCGCGTTGATATCAGATGCTGTAATAGATCCGGGATAAAACTGTTGTTGCAACAGTTGTTTTGTCGTTGGGTTTGTAAACTGACAGCCCAAAAACACGCCAACTGCATCAGTCGCAGTAGTTGTGGTTGAAACTTTACTTAACGTACCACCGGTATTCAGACGCACAACGTCACCATAAAAAATGGCGGTTGCAGAACCTGAAGCGATGGGAATTAAGCGAGTAGAACCAGCAAATACCTGACCACCGATCAAATTGATCGGTCTAAACCCATAAGGGCCTGATACGGTAGGATAAGCCATTTAAAACTCCTAATTAAGTTATTAACTATTTACCAAAACTAGTCGAGGATTTGTTCTCTTTAAAGAGCGGCATCCTTGGGTCGCTTTGGCGCATAAGATTATTATCTACAGCTTCCGTTTGTTGGGCAGTAACAGCTTGATAATGCTCAGTACGCTGTTGTACAAACTCAACTGGGGTTTTGCAAAGTAATAATCCGCCTACCTCGATATGATCCTTGTAAGGACCTTCGCGGGAAGCTAACAGTTGTAAGTTGGGTTGTTCCGATGCCTTAACTGGTTCCCAGCCTTCTCGAAGTTTTGCAGAGATGTTGCGTGGGTCAGCACTATTAAGGGTAGAAACACGGATCCAGCGATAAACAAAACCTTCTTGTTTGTCCGGTTCGGGCAAAAGTTCTGGTAACGACCACTGTTTAGGTCGTTCTTTAGTTACACGAGTTTCAGTACTACGTGGTTTACGGTTTTGTTCCATTACTGGCCTCCATTCATTTGTTCAGCAACCTTTTTGGCGTATAAATCAAGTGGCACACCCAATCGCTTGGCTAGTGCTACTTGCGTTTTAGTAAGTTTTATCTTACTGGGTGGCGTACTACGTGTTGCCGGAGCAACTACATTTGACGCCGGTTTTGCACGGGTTTGAGTTTCCTCTTCCGGTTGTACTTCGTTTTCTTCGCTCCCAAAATATTCGGGGAATCTTTTTCGCATTGTATCATCAATTCTCTTAAAGTACTGATCGGATCCAATATAAGCACTACCATACTCCTTTTCTAACTTTTTGTGGAGTCCAAGTGCAGCAGCGCTCATTTCGTCATCTTCACCGTACCAAGAGTTATTTTCTAACCATTCTGCGGTTTTAGAATCAAGTTGAGGCTGTCTTTGTGCTTCTTGCGGGATATTAACTTCTACTTCTTTAGCTTGTATGGGTCTTAGTTCACCAGCCCGTTCAATCTTTAATGTAGCCTGCGATATACGCATCTGTGCATCAGCTAATAAATCAGCGTCACCAGCCTCATAAGCCTCTTTAAAAGCCCGTTTAGCAGCATCTAGTTCTAATTGCGCCGAGGATTTTCCTTGCTCAATATAGATTTTGCTGCCTTCTTCAAGCTGCTGTTGTAACCGTTTATTCTCTTCTACAAGCGCTTTAGCTGCATTAATTGCTTCGTCCTGTAGCCTTAACGCTTCTTCTTTAGCACGTCGCTCGTCGTGATACCCTTTAGTAAACTTTTTTAGACGGTTTTGAACTTTTTTGTCGTACTGACTAAGTTCATCGTCTGTTACTTCTTCGGGCGGATCACCCGCTTTACGACCCCTATCCTGTGGTGGGGTATCGTCTTCAATCTCAATTTCAGATGAGGCGGCTTCTGCGTTTATTTCTTTTTCTAAGGGTTTACCCTTAATTTCTACTTCATCTGGAAATTCGTAACCTTGAAATTCTTGTTTGTTTTCAGCCATTTAATGCTCCTTATGCACGCTTAATACCGCGGGGATCTTGTACGGTTCCTTCAACGGAATCGTCGTTAATCATTCTAAATTCTCTGCCGTGAATGATAAGTCGGCTTCCTGAGTTGGGGCGAATTAGGATAAAATCTCCTTCTTTACACCAAGGACCACTTGGGAATCGGGTAGGGTCTTTATAGCAATCTGGACCAAGCTTAACCACAAATAACACCGTAGTTAAAACTTCTTCGTAATGCAAAGTCTGATCTGCTTTTACAATACCGCTATCAAATTCTTTTTCTACTTCAGGAATAGCACACAAAATGTGGTAGCCAACGGGATCGGGTAACTGCCGCCCTTTCTCTTCAGCCTCTTTGTTTAAAACTGCGCTTAAATCTACTGCTTGGGATAAATCAAGACTCATCAGAGTTCTCCATACGTTGCACGAGGTCTCTTGTTATTTGAATAGCAGACTCCAGACCTCGGATGGCGCCTACTACTTGACGGTACTCCTCTATGCTAGCAGGGCGTCCCGTCGCTAAAAAATTTGTATGTTCCTTGATTTCTTCTTGGAATTGCTTAACTAGGTAGTCTAGTTCTTGGCTCACTTATTCTCCTTTTTAGGTGGTTTTTGTTGTGTTTTGCGCTCGTCGCTTGCAGTCTTATGCGCTTGCATCAACATTTTTGCATCTAAGTCTTTGTCTTTTTCTTGCATCTTAATGCTTGCATTTAGACCAGCAATTGTTTCTTGGGACTTGATACGCTCTTTCTCAATATTAAGCTGGTCGGCTTTAGCCGTAGCGTCCATAGTAAGTTTGCGTTCTTTAATATCAACCTCTTTAGCCTTAAGCGCCAACTCTTGTGCTTGCAACTGAATAATTGGGTCTTGTGCTTTTTGTTGCGCTGCTTGTTGTGCCGCCTGTTGTTGATTCTGCTGTAACAATACTTGCGATGCTTGCGCTGCCATCTGTGCAACTTGCGCTGCTATTTGTGCTGGCATCGGTTCTGGCTCTTCTCCATCTTTTGGTTCTGGAGGAAGTGGCATACCCATCATCTGTTCTACTTGACGGCGATACTCAAACCCTAAGTGCTCGTTAATATGAGCAAGCGTAGCCGCTTGTAACGCCTGCGCCATCTGTGGGTTCATCCCTAAAATCTGTTGAATTTTGGGATCTTGCATCGGTGCCATATGAGCTTGAATATGTGCGACGTGGTTCTGCTCAATAAATGCTTTAACCGGTTTACCTTTGAGGATGTTCTGGTTCTCGGTAACTGGGTCAACTGGGCGCATATCATCTTCCATCGGAATCAGTTTCTGCGCATTCTTAATCCCAAGAATCTCTACCATCTGTCTGTGAAGTAGTGGCAAATTATATAACTGTGGTGCTGTCTGAGCTAACTGCAAGACGGCTTGATACTGCACAATCTTCTGCGCCATTGTCGCCGCGTTTGGATCGCTAACAGGAATAATATCAACTGCCTCGTAGTCAGTTTTCTTCGCTCTACGTGAGCCTTCTTCTGGCTCGTATGAGTATTCTTCCGGCGTGTAGTCTGCAATAATTGTTTTGAGTAATTTAAACTCAGTTTTCATCGCATAGTGCACGCGAGCCTGAACCGCACTCATTACCTTAAGTGTTCTCTCCAGTATAGCCAGTGTAGTGCCCACCGGTGCGTTTGCACCCATGTCACTAATCTTTGTATCTCCTGCTGTAGCGAATGCCCTGCCTTCAGCAATAATCTGGTTTAATAACGCAAGTAATGTTTGGCTTGGCTCTTTATATGGCAATGGCAAGATGTTGTCTTTGATTGAGCCTGATGGCACATCAACATCTCTAAACTCACCGGGGGCAATCGGTGTATCATCACCCTTTACGCGAAGCCCGCGAGATTTAAGTCCGCCCGGTAAGTTAGCCAGTGTACCAGCATCAACGAGCTGGCGAATGAGACTAGTAGCGCTACGAGCATAACCACCGATAAGGTGTATAAGTCCGTAACCATAAAACCCAAACCCCGGAATGTATTGATAATGTACAAAGTGGTTCCTTTTTAGTTTAAGAATGTCGTCCTCGTACCAATTACGGCGTATAGCCAGTACAGTACCCGTACCCTTCTCTATTGTCACGATGTATGGCAACCCAATGCCTGTCTCTTTACCCTTCTTATCCTTGTCCTCATAACCCGGCAAGTCTAAGTTAGCGTGAATCTCAAGAACCCTGAACCGATTATCCGTGCTCCCAGTATATCCCTGCTCTTCCGCCTTTTTCTTTTCTATATCATCCAAAACTAATACGGGGTCGCCCAAGTCTACGTCGCGATAAAATCCTGCGGCTTGCAACTTCATAATTTCATTTTTAGTTTTACGCATCACGTGTGTAACGCGATCAGCTGTTTCTAAATTAGCTGCACCATAAGGCACAATCATATCTTCAGCAGGTATTGTCATTGCAACTTGCCGACCAATACTTGGATCGTAATATACTTTCTTAAACGCAGAGCCTGCTAGTGGTAATGCCCATAATAATTTCTCGTGCTCAGGACGATACTCGGTCATCTCATCCGTAAGTTTGTAGTTCATGTCTTCTTCAACACGACGCGCCGATTCTTTTGTTTGTGGCGTTTCTTTACCAATAATCTGGGTGCGAACCGGTCCTGATGCTGGGAAGGTTTCCATAATTGCTTCTGATTGAAAGCGCACTACGGACTCTGTTAACATCGGATGGAATACACCACATGCGCCGGGCCAAGGCTCAACGCGCTCATCAATTTTTAAACCAAGTAACTTTATACCATCAACATAAGTATCAACCCAGTCTTTACGTGCAGCGACGTCCGAATCAAATAAACCAAGCAAGTCGCCTGTTAATTCCATCAACTCGCCTTCGGTCATAAACTCAGCGAGGTTAGCATCAAACTTTTGGCTGCTTTCACGTTCAGGTCTAATCTGAATCTCAAGCCCATCTAAACCGATCTTAACTTCTTCGGGGTCGACAATTTCAATCTCCATGTCAGCCTCGCCTTGACCTAGTTGGTCTAATCCTTTTGGAGCTTCGTATAACGCTTTATCTATCGCCATGTTTCACCTATACCGTGTAGTAGCCAACATTTCTGCTGGATTTAAAATACTTTATTTCGTCGGGCTCGTCACTGGGCAGCCTCAAAAACCCACCTTGCCTAAATCGCATTAATGCAAGCGTCATTGAATCTACTAAGTCATCATGCTCGCCTGAAGGAAAAGATGCAACTTCATCAATTAGCTCTTCTGACCATCTTCTGTCTGGTGCCCATACTTTACCAGATGCAAACAGATCAGCCACACTATTTAATCTTGATATTTTATCCTGTCCTTTGCTAGGTGAGTACTCTCCGACAGGAATACCCATTCTTCTTAACTCTTGTATAAGAGGCGCACCCGCCGCTTTTTTCTCGACCAATAGTGAATCCGGCTCGTGTTCAAGATAATGTTCATACGCTTTCGCTTTGAGTTCCGGGAACTCCAGCCTAGCTTTAAAGCTGTCGAGGAGTATGATATTAGGCAAATTTTGGTCCTCTTCTGCATAGAAGACCCCCCACGTGGTGCAGGCAGAAAAGTCGTTAACGGTTTTCTTTTCATGTGCTGTATCCCAAGACTGGATAATGTACTCGCAACGCGGTGGTTTGTCTTCTTCCCATATCCTCCACCACTCCCGCTTAATAATTGCTGAAGACTCGCTAGTCGGATCCTGCATATACTGCGCTTGCCACTTGGAATTAGGTAATTCATTGTGTAACGCTTCTAATTCTGCCTTACTCCAAAACTCAGGCCATAAGGGTTTACCCGACTCTAGTATGGCAGGGAACTCAATTACTTTCCACTCGTCTCCGCCCCGCTGTGCGGCTGACTTTAATACTTGCGCCGTTAAATCCCGCAGGCTCCATCGTGTCATAACAATCACAATTGACCCGCCCGGTTGCAAACGTTGACGAGGACCTGATGTATACCACTCGTATACCTTATCGTAAATTTCAGGGTTAAACTGCGCTAGCGCCGCTTCTTGTTCCGAATGTGGATCGTCGATAATGAGGAGATCAGCGCCCTTACCTGTGACTGCGCCGCCCACACCAATAGCAAAATAGTCTCCACCAAAGTTAGTGTTCCACCTGCCAGCAGCTTTAGAATCACTCTGTAACTCAATTGCTGGAAATAATCTTTTATAGCTTTCGGAATCAACCAAATTCCTAACCTTGCGTCCAAAACCCACTGCCAGCTCCGCCGTATGTGACGTTTGGATAACTTTTTTGTTAGGAAACCTACCAAGGAACCAAGCGGGTAGAAGATAAGAAGCGAACTCAGACTTAGTATGGCGAGGAGGCATGTTAATAATAAGACGTTTACAGTTACCATTTGCTACCTCCTCAAAAGCCTTTGCCATCCGTGCATGGTGCATGCCGTGAATGAAATCGGGCCATACTTGTTCAACAAACTTCATAAAATCTCGCTCGGTTACTTTCCTAGTATCCCGCAAATCAAGCTCTTCAACAATCTTTAGTATCTCGGCTGCCTCTTCTTTAGGCATGGCATCTAGTACTACCTGCTTTTTTGCTATAGAAAGTTTTCTAAACTGGTCAATAAAGTCCTCGATGCCTTCAATCATCCGCTCTGACCTCTTGTTCTTCCTTGTTTTTGGTCCCTAACTCTTTATTAAGGTCAATAACCATTGTCTTTTTCTTCGGTTTTTCTTCTTTTACCTCGTCTACTGCACCCATATAGCGTGCTAGCTTCTTAGCAAGGTCTTGTTTTAGCTCTTCTGTGCTCTTATTGTTGACAGAAACCTCAATTTTGTCTGAGAAAAGCCCAATTTGGCTCATTTTTCCTAAATCTTCTAGTGCGCGAAGCCTATCTGTGGCTTTATCGCCGTCTGATTCTTCAACAAGGCGTGTTACCACATAGTTTTTTAACTTAATTGTGTCTTCAACAACGTCGTTGTTGTATCTGTAGAACAAATCTTTGAGCCATATGGCTGTTTTTGCATTGTATGGACGACGCCCTGCAGTGGGTGAACCTGTAAATTGCTTTGCTGCTTCTTTTGCAGCAGCTCTAGTAGCCTGTGTGTCTTTGCGTGGGTCTGCATCTAGACCATTAGCAATTAAAAATGATGCTGTGTTGAATGCCACCTTTGTACGGGTAAGCAAATCCTCGACCTGCTCTGGACTGAGGTCTTTAGGGATGGGTACGTTTACTTCGGGTATTACTTTAATTGTCATAAGGAGGAAAAGGTTGGCACTCCGATGACCGAATTGTAATACGTTTTTTGTTTGTGTGCAACGGGGTGCAGATTTAGTAGCTGTTAACTGCGGATATGAAGGCAGAAAAATACTCCGCTTGCTACATCCTCTGGTGTCTGCCTAACCACCCCACCGCTAGTTTACTTTTTCAAAACAGATTCTGCGTGTTTAAAAAAGTATTGCACAGCGTTATTCCAAAACTTATCAGCGGTCTCAAACGCGGTGAGAACTGCTTTGCGTTGTACTTCGTATGCTTGAAGATAGTCTTTCATAAAGTCCATAGTAGCGTCCTTTCATAAAATGTTGCGCTGCAGCAATAATAGCATAAAAATTTTATATATGGGGGTGGGCCTAGGAGTCCCTGAAAATGCAAGGGGGTGGCAAAAATATATATGGGGGGTATGTTAGGGTCCCCTAACTTTTTATAGGGGGGGGTCTACAAAATATGGTATCGACTGTGCAAAACTCAGTGAATATATACAAGACGGGACTCCTAAATAGAATTTGGGTGTGTGGGGTCGTTCTTCGTAACGCTATGGGATTTTTAGCCCCCGCCGTGCTCTCCGCTTAACTAATGCTAGGTAATCCCTACCCGTAGGGAATAGCCTTAAAAGCCTTGTATATAAAGGGTATAAAACCCCATTTGACAGTAGGGTTATATGGGCGTATAATGGTTATTAGTAGGTAATGTTTACTTACTATTTTTTAATTAACTTATAAAGGAATTACGATTATGAAAACAGCAAACAAAACCAATGCAATAGCCCAAGTTGCTAAGACCCTTACAGGTTCACAGGGCGGGAAGGTCAAAGTAGTATCCGCTAAGCCTAGCCTTACTCAGCCTGAGATATTGGGGTTAGTAAGCGGGGCGGGTAAAGCCTACGTTGAATGCCTAGGGTTTACTGAGTCAGCAGGGAAAGCATTAGAGGTATTTAATCATAACGCCTTAGCCCTAAATAAAGGCGGGGTAAAATTGGCAGATGGTCGCACCAAGTGTAAGACTACCGCCCTTGTAAAATCCGCCTTTATTGATAGCCTTGGTAGTCTTGCACCCAAGACCAAGCAAAACTACTATGAGTTATTCGTGAAGGTAGTCAACGGCGGGAAGGCTATTAGTAAGTTCCGCCCTGAAGGGTCAACCAAGCCTACAACGGGTAAGGCTAAGACCGCCAAAGGAAACCAACGTAAAGAGGTAGGCATCCTTGATCTACTCTTGAAAGCCTACAACCATCCTAGTTTTAAGAAAACCCTTACCGCCGATACTGTTATCGATATTCGCAACGTATTGACCAAGGCTAAGAAAATTAAGTAATCCCTACCCGTAGGGAATAGCCCCGCTTCGGCGGGGTTTTTTATTACCCGCTTTTTAGCGGGTATTTTTTTTGTCCAAAAACTATCATAACTATCATCAAGCAGATGCCGAGTAGCCGAGTCGGTTTAAGCAGATGCCGAGTTAATTTTGTAAACATAATCGAATCACCAAAACTCTCTATAAGCAGACCGAATCACCAAAACTTATACACTTCGTTAACTAGGGGGTAAAACCCGCAGAGCCTTATAGAATAAGCAATGCCCGAATATCTTTTTTTATAATATAAATGAAAGGGGTAGAGAGAGATATTGAGAGGTAAGACAAATGTAATACACAGGATTTTCTTTGCCAGACCTTTCACTTAACTTAGAAGCCCGATTTGTGGGCATTACTTTGTTTATAAGGCTCTGCGGGTTTTAGGCTAAGTTAACGAAATTGACAGAATTTGGTGATTAACAGTAAAACTATCATTCCAAGCCAAAAAAATTAAGAAAATTCAAAGTTTTTCACAAATCTTGTAAGACATACGTTATACTTATAGCATACACTAGGCAGACACTTGTCATGCTAGTGGCAACCCTATGACTTACATATAACATACAGGTGTCTTACACAATGAGCATAAAACGACTAGGTAGCAAAACAAAACTGAACGATACTTCACTCACAATCCGCCTTCCACAAGTGATTTCAGACCAATTAGTATCCATCTCAAAAAAGCAATTTAAACCCCCATCTCAGGTGGTGCGTGATCTCATAATCGAATACATAAAAAACAACCAAGCGATACTCATTGCACCTAGTGGCATGACAATATCGCCTAGCCAATACAAACCGAGTAACCCCAATGAAATATCGGAAGACGAATTTGACGAGGCTTGGAGATGACCATAAAACTATCATACGAACAGACAAGGGCGGTTCTAAAATACCTACGCACAAAAATCGATAGACGCACCGAAAAAGAATCGGAGTTAATCGAGGTAGAGGGTGAGTATCGCACGGCTAAAGAATGGGCAGAGTTATCAAAACTAAAGTATGGCAATCGTGGCATTGATACCAACTTAATCTATAAACGTCGGCAGTTAGGCAAGACGGGATACGACTTGATACGCCCCATAGACGAGGATACGCAGAAGGGCAAAGCCTATTCCCAGTATAACAAGGCGTTACATAAACTACGTAATGGGTAAAAAGGCAACTTGACACAGGTAGTATAAGAGAGTATAATGTAGTTATGGCTGGTAAATGGGTTTTTAACCTGTAATCCCTACCCGTAGGGAATAGCCGATGCTCTTTATACAATCTGATTAAATGCCTAGACACAAGGCTCTAGGTGTAGGGTAGGCGTTAGGTGCAGATGGGTGGAAACCCTGAAGGCTTAGTAGGCGTGAGGAACAAGACTCACACAAACCCCGATAACAGCGAAATGCTGATAAAGCCAATCGAATCCGAGCAGTATCCCTACGTTGTTGCATATGTATTGAGATCGCTTAGGCGTGAACGTGTAGCCATGCTACCAAATAACCCCTGATCTGTATGCCACTTACATATAGCACAACCCGACCATAACCCCATACAGGACTGCAATAAATTAGCAGAGGTCAAATAATTTCAAAACAAAGCCGAGAGAAGATTTACAGGGTAGATTCATTTATGAGGTGAGTCTATCCGCCTAAGTCTTTTATTTAAAAAGGAGGTAGATATGTTTAATTTTTCTATTGATTTAATTACGAGTGATTTGTTGTGGGTAGTAGAAGGTGGCATGGCTTGTGCTGTTGCTATGCTTTTAGTCTATGCAGTAAGTAAAGCAGTATCTAGTTTTTTTAACTAACAAGGAGAAGAAAATGCGTGTAATCGTTGTGTTTGAATATAAAGGTGTCCCTGCCGATGGTGAACAGGCAGACCAAATTGTTGAAGTTATCGGGAAGGCTTGTAAATCCATGTGTAATGAAGTGGATGCGGGTGCTTGTTTTATTGATGATGTTGAGTGGGACTAACGAATATAAAGGAGATCAGTATGAGTATCTTAAAAAGTAATTGGAAGGCGAGAAACTTGCCACGATTTAGAGACAAAACCAAAAGAAGGAGATCAGTATGAGTAACTTGCAAATTGTAGTGGAGAAGAAGTATAAAGTGATTAGCGTTGACTTGTATGGTGTTGAAGATGTGCTTGGCATCTTTTATACAAGGGAAGATGCTGACTTATTTTTGCGATCAGTCCAATACCAAGATAGGGCTATTGATATAGAGGAGTCATATGATGAAGTGTAAAAAGTGTAACGAGAATGTCCCTAAAGCAAGGTGGGATATTGGTTATCGTGTCTGCTTAGATTGTGGCGATGAAGTGGCTATGGCTAGGGCTAAGTTATTCTGTGTAGTGCCTATGCACAAGTCGAACTATATGCTGGTTACCAATCAAGCCGATTTAATTGGAGTAAATAACAAAGGAGGGTTAGTAAAATGAGAACCAAAGAAAATGTAGAACGCATCAACCGATTAGATGCTTACGCTAGGAATTTTTATATCAACGAGATGGACAACGACCCATGTGATGATGGACTTGAGCCTTTTGTCACAGGGTTTATCGAAGGTGTATTAGCAAACGAGGAGGGAGTAGCATGACAACATCATTAGAGAAAAACTTGCGACCACTACCACGCACACTTAGCGAAGCAAATCGTGATGCGGAGTATGCCACGGCTATTCAAAGACACACCCCTGAGTGGCGTCATGGTATCGAGTGGTTTGCAGAGTTAGCACAGTTTTTGTTTTATGGAGGGTTAGGCTTAGTAGTGCCTATCGTTATGTATGTATGGTTGACCAAGTAGTCGTAGTTTGTTATAATTATTTATAAGTAGTTAAACCCCATGCTATTCCCTACCCGTAGGGATTGGCTATTTTTATTTTTAAGGAGAGCATTATGAATCAACTGAATTTATTGAATGATCAAGACTATGCCTATTCCAAGATTAGTTCATCTGCTATGTTGGTGGACTTATCAATCTCAGTATGGACAGGGCGTAAACTAGATAAGGCGGTGTCTGCTGAGATAGACCAAGCCAAGTCAACCACAACCAAGGCGGGTAATTACCACAAGAATCTACTTGCAGGTTCGGAGAAGTTAGCCGAGATCGGCAAGATTGCAGGTGCTATTCGTAATTGGCACTACACCCAATCTACCCCTTGGAGTGATGCGGGAACACGCCTACTACCCGCTACGTTGTTCGTGGATTACAAGGCACGGCTAACCCAATATGAAAAGATGTTTAGTGATGCGGTTGATGGGTTCTTATTGGACTACGATACCCTTGTGTCTAAATCCGCTTTCAGTTTGGGTGGCTTATTTAATCGTGATGACTACCCACTTAAAGAAAAGGTAGCCGAGAAGTTTGCGTTTAACTATTACTTTAGCCCTGTGCCTGAGTCGGGTGATTTTCGTGTGGACATTGGTGAGGCGGGTATGGCTGAGTTAAAAGATCGGTATAACAACGCGTTCAAAGATCGTATTGAAACTTCTATGAAAGATGTTTGGGACAAGACCTATACCACTCTCAAACATATATCAGAGAAGTTAGATGAAACCAAGGGTAAGCAACGCCTGTTCGATAGCATGGTGGACAACGCCCATGAACTAACCGATTTACTCAGACACTTAAACATTACGGGTGATCTAAAACTTGAGGCATTACGAAAGGAGATGGAGAGTCAACTCAAGGGTATTACTACTGATGACTTGCGTGAAGATGAAGGCTTACGCCTCGAAACAAAAGAAGCAGTAGATAAGATGTTAGCGAAGTTTGCATTTTAATTAACCACTACTAAGGAGAATCATTATGGAATTATATAAATCATTAACATTACGGCAAACGGCTGACCTGATCATGGCAGTAGGTGATAAGGTAACAGTCTTAGCACAAGGCGAGATGGGTATTGGCAAGTCATCCATGCTCAAATTCATGCAAGAAAAATTGGGGAAAGAAAACTATCATTTCTGCTACGTGGACATGACCACAAAAGATGTAGGCGACTTCATGATTCCTAAAATCCGCACGATTGACGGGGTAGAAGTTTGCTCTTTCATTCCTAATGAGGAGTTTGGGTTTCATTTGGACAAGCCCGTTGTCATCATGCTAGACGAGATAGGCAAAGCACCCAAGGCAGTTATGAACGCCTGTTTACGTTTAATGCTTGAACGGCAGTTAGGTGTCTATTCCCTACCCGTAGGGAATGATGGTAGAAAGAGTATTGTGTTTGCTACTACAAACTTGTCAGTAGAAGGTATCGGGGATTCTGTTCCACCCCATGCACGTAATCGTATAACGACAGTTAAGGTAGGTAAGCCCAATGCAGACACTTGGATTGAGGAGTTTGCTTTACCCTATAACATAGCACCCGAAGTTATCTTAACGGCAAAACAATTTCCTCAGATGTTCCAGTCGTTCGAGGATTTGAAAGACCCGAAGGACAACGAGTATATCAATGACCCCCGTAGTCCACGCCCCGCAGTCGTAACACCTCGCACTATGGAGAAGGCAAGTGATCTGATTAACCAATGTAAGGCGTTAGGTGATGATGTGCTTAGCCATGCCTTGATCGGCACAATCGGTAGACGGGCTACGTATGACATGATGGCTATGGTGCGTTTAGCCAATGACTTAGAGGATTGGGAAACAATTATTAAAAACCCTGAGAAGGCTCGTGTTCCCGAAAGTCCAAGTGCAGTATGTATGTTGGTTTACTCGGCGGTTCAACGTGTTGATAAAGAATCAGTCAATGCGTGGATTAAGTATATGAATCGCTTAGGCAAGGAAGCACAAGCGTTGTTTGCTACAAGCGTCATGCGTGTATCAAGTAAGGCATCAACAGTAGGCACAAGTCGTGGCTTTATTGATTGGGCTACTAAGAACAACTACCTATTTACTAACATGAGTTAAGGAGGAAGTATGGATAACAAAGAAGAACTAGGCACAGAAGAACAAGCCTTACTTGAAAAGGTTAAAGACTTTGTAGAGGGGGCAGTCGCCCGTGCATATGAAAAAGGATTCATGGACGGGTTAAAACAAGCAACTGGTGTCGATGAAGGCGGGGTTCTCGTAAAGCGATTTATATTTACACCCCTCACCCTCATAGCCATTCTAATAATTATGTTAGGTGGTTGCTTTTCACTTGGTATGTATATAGGAGGAAGTTTATGAATACCACAATGAATGATATATCCGCAGAGCAACGCATTGAAAGATGCCACGTGCAGTTAATGAAGCATAAGAATTTCGTTGCTTATAGTGGCGTGATTATGGTCGGTTCGGTTGATGTAGATGACAAATGTTCTACGGCATATACAAATGGTCGTGATGTAGTCTATGGGCGTGAGTTTATTACTGAGTTACCTGAGCCTGAGATCAGAGGTTTAATCTTGCATGAGAACAAGCACAAGATGTATCGGCACTTAGCGACGTGGCAAGACTTACACAAAATAAATGCTCAGTTAGCAAACATGGCGTGTGATTACGTGATTAACCTTGAGATTTTTGACGAGGGTAAAGCGACAGACGGGTTTGTTGCCGTGCCTGAAGGGGGCTTACTAGACGAGAAGTATCGGGGTATGAATAGCCGAGAAGTCTTTGATGCTCTCATGAGAAACCCTCCCCCGCAAGGTGGTAGTGGGCAAGGCGAGGGGCATGGTGGGCTTGATGAACATGGTTGGGAAGAAGCCAAGGACATGACCGAGAAGGAAGCCGAAGAACTAGCCAAGGAGATTGATAACGCCATACGTCAGGGTGCAATCTTAGCGGGTAAGGTCAATGGCAACGTAGATAGAAGTTTTACAGACTTACTTAGTGCCAAGGTTAATTGGAAGGAGGCGTTACGTGAGTTTGTATCGAGTGTGTCATCGGGTAAAGATGATTCTACATGGCGTAAGCCCAATCGCAGGTGGTTACAGCATGACATCTATATGCCAAGCACAATCAGCGAGAGCATGGGTAGGGTAGTAGTTGCAGTAGATACGTCAGGTTCTATTGATAACCATGCAGTAAACGTGTTTCTCTCAGAGGTTGTAGAGATCATGAACAACGTCAATCCCGAAGTTGTGGACTTACTGTATTGGGGTAGTGATGTGGTTGGACATGAGGTATATGGTGTAGGTGATGGCGATAGACTCAAGGCATCTACTAAACCTAAAGGTGGTGGTGGCACAAGCCCGACCTGTATTACTACTTATCTCAAGGACAAGAACATTGTGCCTGAGTGTGTGATTGTCTTAACTGATGGCTATGTAGGTGGCGATTGGGGTGGACATTGGACTAGCCCTGTGTTGTGGTGCATTGTAGGTAATTGCAAAGATGTGCCAAGCGTAGGTTCAGCAATTCATGTGGAGAATTAAATCATGGGATATTACAGTCAAGTAGCATACAAAATTAAGTTTGAAGAAAAAAATAGGTTCGTCGGGTTTGTTACTGAGGCTAAGTTAGACCCAAGAACGCAGAAGTGTTTTGAAGATGAAGGCTTAGAAGTAAATGAAGATGAGAACGAAGTTCGTTTTATTATGCGGTCAGGTAAATGGTATAGCGACTACGAAGGTGTGCAATGTCATGAAGCGTTGCTTTTAAAAGTGGATACCTATATTGAATTGGCTGATGAAGCGAATGAAGAACACCCATGTTGGTATGCGTTTGCTCGTGTCGGTGAAGAAACAGATGACAATGAGGAAAGGTATGGTGGTGATGATGTAGAGTATGGTGCAGTTTGTATAAACAGAAGTGTTGAAGTAGACTGGCAGTAATTTAATTAACTTTTAATTTAAGGAAAGGAAGTAAATCATGGGATACGGCTCAATGAGAACACCCGAAGAAGTGCAACGTAGACAAGGTGGTATGTTTGACTTTGATAAGGTCAAAGAAAGGTATGAAAGCACAGACCCACTACGAGGTATACGTAAAAAGTTAGATGTAAGACCTATATGGGAAAGAGATAGATGTCATGAACGTATAGTCAAAGTAAGTGATGAGGAGTATTACATTACTTGTAATGCCTATCGTTGGTCAGAAATACGTAATTTAAATGGAGATGAACACTATAAAGATTATAAACATACTCGTGCTATTACTTATAGAAAAGATGCGGGAAATGAAACTATCACAATTCATGTGCCTCGCAGTCATTATAGCCAAGAAATAAATAGTGGTGGTTTCAGTAGTTCGTCAACATTTTATTTCTATAAATACAATATGCCTAAAGGCTTGGATTTTATAAACGATAAGGCTGATAAGTATGTAGTAACAGAGCATGACAAAAAGTATTACCCGATTGAGAAAGCAGACGTAGTTATTACTCGTAAGAACGGCACAGAGCAATGGAGTGTGTTATCTGCAATGCGTAAGGTGGTGCATAGGGTGGATAGGAAACAGGCTAAGCCCGTTCGACAAAAGGCAACGGCATTTATCGAGTATATAAAGACCATGTTACCTATTGTGGAGAAAAAGTATGATTACAGCAGTTCATTAACTTATATGTTCAAAAATACTAAAAAACCTTGGGAAGAATTTGTTACCCCTAAAGGCGACGATATACCCGAAGAATGGTTTAAGATAGCGTGCCATTACAAGTATGTTTGCGAACGTAGTAGGTATAACTACAAGGAACATAGGTATGAGGATATTGGGTATTCCGACCCTACAAATCGCATCATGCGTGAACTGTATCAACAAGCAAAGCCATTTAAAACAATCGAGATTCCACTAGGCGAGAAGGCTCATGATCGCTATAAGAATTGGTTTTAACTAAACAAAGGAGAGCAATGATGAACACAATAGCAATAGATGGGGTAGAAATAGTTGAACCCGCAGTAGATTTAATGAGTGCAGTTAAGAAGAAAAATCCCTTGCTTATGTTCAAACCAAATGAGAAACGTGGGTGGAACGAGTGGGATAAGGGCGACTGTAAATCATATTCTGCACAATTTGACGTGTTTCATGTAGACAATCCCGTGCAAAAGATTGGGAATATTGGTGTCGAGCAAGATCGTGCGGGGGTGAAATACTATGTGCGTAGTAGGTTAATACAAAACAATAGGTTTTCCCCATACAGTTCAACAGAACACCAATCTAAGAAGTCCATACATATAAATAACATTGTTAAGGAAGCGGTTAAATACTTAAAGCCCGTATCCCTAGAGGAAATATATACGGAAGGGGAGAAAAGGTTTAAGGACAAACTACTTTACAGACGCACGTCTATGCAAGATGCAATAAATGGGAAGATTAACTATGTAGGTAGGGCGGCTTTGTTTACAGAAGTCATGAACATGATCGCCAAAGGATATGCCCCCATTACTACGGATGTGCAAAAGGCTAAAGAGTTCTTAGAAAATAACGCTGAGAAAATCAAAGAAGTCAACGCCTATAATCCCGACTTTGCGTTTGTTAGGGTTTTACCTAATTCCGTTGAGTATAAATTAAAGTCAAACTCTGAGATTGTGAGAGTAAATACAAAAGAGGAATTACCTGAAGCCATTAGAGGTAAGATGTTTGTCCTAGATGTTAGTGACAAGGATACGTTTATTGAAGATGTTGGTAGTAAAGGGGCGGGTACATATTGGGTGATTTTATGAACCCTATTGGCGGTTTTATTAGGAGTATATGTAACGCATGGGCTGACCAAAGGGCGCAGATGTTCTATGAGGAAGACCACCCAATCTACTTTGTTAAAAAGGCGTTGTGCGAGGTGTTGGGTATGATGACACAAGAAGAATTACCCATGCAGAATGTGTGGCGGGTGGAGATTACCAAGGAAGGAAAATATTTACTAAGTGACTTTACTTTGCCAAAACAAACTAGTAGAATAAAACAATTAGTATCAGAACAAGAAGTGCCTGTTTGGGTATTGGAGTCAGTAAATGTATTGCAAATTGCTGAAAACGATACAGTAGTAAACAATGTAGGTAAAAAAATAAACGGCAAAATATTTTATGTATTTGAGCCAATGAATGAAGGATAAGCATGGCAAGTACACCTGAGAAAAAGGTTAAAGAATCTATTAAGGCATTGCTCAAAAAGCACAATGTCTATATGTTTACGCCCGTTACAGGCGGGTTTGGAACTTCAGGTGTACCTGACATAGTCTTATGTTTCAAGGGCAAATTCATAGGTATAGAAGCCAAGGCGGGAAGTGGTAAACCTACTGCTTTGCAAGAGAAAAACTTAGCAGAGATTGTTAAAGCGGGGGGTATAGCGGTTGTAGTAAACGAGAACGGTGTAGCCGATCTTGAGAGGTTGTTAGAAGCCCTAGCCAACGAAGATCAAGTTGGTGCGGGTATGTTATTTGATTTGCTAATAAAAAAGGAGAAGTAAATGAATTGGACAACAGTAGAAGAAGTAATAGATAACCCAAAAGTTGCAGAAGAAATTGCACGAGAAGTAACCAAAGGTAGGAAAGCAAGGGCGAAGGATATGGTAAATAGCCCTGAGCATTACAAGGTAGGCGGTATTGAAACTATTGACTTCATTGAAGCCAAAAACTTGGGGTATAACCTAGGTAATGTAGTTAAGTATGTAAGCCGTGCCGACCATAAGGGTAAAAAACTAGAGGACTTGAAGAAAGCCCAATGGTATTTAGCAAGAGAAATTAACCAAATAGAGGAGAAATAAAATGCCTGACTTAAGAACAGAAATGTTAAAAACAATTAACACGTGGGATAAACCCGTTATGATAAATTCTAAATATGGGTTTAGAGAAGGTAAACCCGCCGAAACGACCAATGAGCGACTATTTAACTGGGTAAAAGTAAATCCCAATGTTACCGTTATTGATGCTAAAAAAGCCTTTCCTAAATTACGGGATAATGTTATTGCTACGCTACTTAAAAAGATGGTAGACACGGGCATATTGGGTAGAAAAGAAATGCCATATACAAACTACAAAGGTTTTGGTAGAAAAACTTATTTTGTATACTACGCAGTCGAGGCTAAGTATAGGTCGTTACTTGCAAGTAAACCCAAGAAACTCAAAGTTCAAAGTGCTACTGCAAAAGTAACTATCACAAAACCCGACGTACCTTTCCCCGAAGCAAAAGTTTTTGACGCCCAAAAATTAGTCCAAACACTAAACTTGTATCAGGCTAAAGAAGTATATGCGCTACTTAAAGCGGTGTTTGATAGTCGACTGAGTGTATGATCGGCGACGACGATTTAAGAGATTGCTTTGCTATGTTTGCCATGCTTGGGTTTATGAGTAGGGGTAGTGTATGGGAAGTAAAAGAAGCGTGGGACATAGCAGATGCAATGCTTGAAGCAAGGACGGCTAAAGAAGAAAAGGGTATTGTTGCGGTTAGAAAAAGGAAAGTGAAATAAGTTACGTCGTTAAAAACGAAGACGGCGAAACTATGCGGATAGTGGGTCGTCAAGAAGAAGCCCAAGCCTTATGTGCTTTGCGCAAGGGGTGGACATTTAAGTGTGTGCGTAAACCCAAGCCAGTATATACCTTTGAGGAGGCACCGTTTTGAAAATGAACTTAAAAATAACTCACAATCGAACTGCTAAATGGGCAAATGAAGCTTGGTTAATTTCTGATGAGCCGTCATATCATTGGGAAAACAAAACGCATTACTCCCCTAGTTTTTTAAACTTATCAGATGCGTTAGTATGGGTAACAAAATATGACGAAGAAAAGGCACAAGAGAAATGAACAATGAACCAGTAGTGTGGATTGCGTGGTTAGGTTGTGGCAAAAGGGTTACAGGGGATTCTATTCATACTTGTTCACCACAATTAAAAGAACTAACAGATGAGGAAATATTTAAAACTGCTATTGAAAATGGTGCGTATCAAAATAAAAAAAGCGGACATATATACCCTGATGATATGTATATTTTAAATTTTGCTAGAGCAATACTAAAAAAGGCACAAGAGAAATGATAAGTAAAATTGTGTTTGCGTTTTTATTCATAGGCATAACAAACCATTGCTTTGCGCAAAGTGCTTCAGAGTATAACTGGGCTAACTCGCCCTATAACTTTGCCAATTCCGATTCTAACTTTGCTAATTCGGGATATAACTGGGCTAACTCACCATACAACTGGAACAACTCAGATGCCAACTTTAGCAGTAAAAATGGAGTGTATGATAACAACGGTAATAGGGTAGGATACGCCGTGCCTAATTCGAGTGGTACAGTAAACTACTTTGATAATAACGGTAATCGTAAGGGGTATGGTAAATGAGCCTATTTATTTTATTTTTATCTTGGTCTATACTGGCTTTTCTAAGCGGGTTTTTATTTGGTTATGTATTTAAGAAAAGGGATTTAAATGGAGGAGGGCAAACGACCACCGAAACGAAGGGTAGCCGAACAACCCTGCATGACGCATGAAGAAATTGCGCAACGGCTTGGACTTACTAGAGCCGCCGTATCGGAAGCGGAACGAACTGCATTAGCAAAATTAAAAAGGATATTGCATGCGAGAGGATTTACAATGGAAGATTTTTTTGGGAGAGATTTAGGTGAATAGCATACATGAAAACAGGCTAATGTCAGAACTTGAAACTGCAATAATAGATGTGTGGAGTATGAAAGAACATGTACTATTATTTTTAAAACGATATTCAGACATACCTGACCCATTGACTGAAGATGAGGTTGCAAACCACTTACTTGGTATTGCTTACACCATAGATTTAAAAGCCGCAAATTTATATGATCTATACAAACAAATATACGAATTAGATGAGTATGCACCACCAGAAGTTATAGCCCATCGTGAAAAGATGTTTGCCAAATTAATTGATGAAAGATCAGTAAAGAATAAAAAGAAAAAAACTAAGTGAATGAGATTACTTTTCTTTTAAGTTTTTTTGGGATTATTGCTCTTTGGGCAGTAATATTATTTTTAATAATTAGATATTTTTCTGACATATAAACGTGAAAATAATAACAATAGATTTTGAAACTTATTATGACCAAGACTTTTCCCTTAGCAAAATTACAACTGAGGAATATGTTAGGTCACCTTTGTTTGAGGTAATTGGTGTTGCCATTAAGGAGGACGACAATGAAACGCTATGGTTTAGTGGAAGCGGGGATAGAGTTTGTGATTTTTTGGCTAATTATGACTGGAGTAATTCTGCTGTTCTTGCCCATAATGCTATGTTTGATGCCGCTATACTTACTTGGCGATTTGGTATTAAGCCAAAAGCGTGGCTGGATACCCTTAGTATGGCACGAGCGCTACATGGAAGCGAAGTCGGGAATAGTTTGGCTAAACTCACAACCCACTACGAACTCGGTCAAAAAGGGACGGAGGTTTTAGATGCTAAAGGTAAGAACCGAGTTATGTTCAGCAAAGAGGAACTCGATGCTTATGGTGGGTATTGTAAGAACGATGTTGAACTAACATACAAACTATTTAAAAAACTTGTACCAAGTTTTGGGCTTAGCGAACTACAACTTATAAGCCTTACTATAAAAATGTTTTCAGAACCATCTTTAGTTTTGGATCACGAATTACTTCTAGAACATCTAGAAAGTGTAAAAGAACGTAAGGCTCAACTGCTTGAAGATGCGGGTATTGAAACACGAGATGACCTGATGAGTAACCCCAAGTTTGCTGAAATGCTACGCAACTTAGGGGTAGTACCGCCAACTAAAATTAGTCTAACAACGGGTAAAGAAACTTTGGCGTTGGCTAAATCCGATGAGGAGTTTAAAGCCCTTGCTGAGCATCCCGATGACCGAGTTCAAGCCTTGGTCGCAGCACGATTAGGTAACAAGTCTACACTAGAAGAAACAAGAACAGAACGGTTTATTTCAATTTCTCAGCGTGGGAATATGCCTGTGCCACTTCAATACTATGCCGCACATACAGGGCGTTGGGGCGGCGCCGATAAAATTAATCTACAAAACTTACCAAGTAGAGGGCAGAACGCAGGGAAACTTAAGCACGCCATAAAAGCACCCGATGGATATGTATTAATTGATTCCGATTCTTCGCAGATTGAGGCACGGGTACTGGCTTGGTTATCAGGACAACACGATTTAGTGGAGGCATTTGCTAATGGGCAAGATGTATACAAAATTATGGCTTCGGCGATTTACAGCAAACCTAGTGAAGACATCGATAAGACTGAACGCTTCGTTGGGAAGACGACAATCCTTGGCGCTGGTTACGGCATGGGCGCAAAGAAATTCGGGGTGCAACTCAAAACTTTTGGCATGGAGATTGCGGAAGCGGAAGCTATCCATATCATTCAGACTTACCGCCAAACATATCCTCAAATCCCCAAACTCTGGTCGCAGGGTAGAACGGCTATCGAGGGGATGCTCAAAAATGAGGCTAGTACCTTTGGAAATGGTTGCGTCGAGGTGCATGGGGAATTAGGGCTATTACTACCTAACGGACTATATCAGCGTTACCCCAACCTACACAAAGTAAGAACCAATGAGGGTGACCAGTATATATATACCGCTAGGCGAGGCTCAGTAAAAATATATGGGGGTAAATTGGTGGAAAACATTTGCCAAGCCCTTGCAAGATGTATTATTGGCGAGCAGATGTTACGTATAGCCAAACGATACAAACCCGTTTTGACGGTGCATGATGCGATAGCGTGTATTGCACCTGAGAACGAGAAGGAAGAAGCAGTAGAGTACGTAGCAAAATGTATGAAATGGACACCCGATTGGGCAAAGGGTTTGCCCGTAAATTGTGAGGTGGGTAGTGGTAAATCGTATGGTGATTGTTAAAAGGAGAAGCAAATGTTATTAACTAAAGAACAAAGACAAGACCTAGTAGTATCGTCAAGTAGAAGTACCCCCCATTTAAGACGTACGTTTTCAATAAAAGATGTAAGCAATATTAACTCTCGGATACACCAAGCGTTAGTAAAACTACATGGTGAAAACCCTAATGCGTTCTTAACTGTGGCATATAAGGATGAAGATGGAACAATGAAATTTAAAGATAACGCATCTTTGTTAAAGGCACGCAAGTTTTATCATCAACCTAAAACACTTAAGTATGATGAGTATTATTCCTATGAACTACCACTAAAAAGGGAGTATTTCTGATGACTACGTGGACGACAGAAGATATGGAGTATGCAAAGTTAGGTATGGTAGAACAGATACATTCTCAACAAAGCGAAATCCAAAGGCTTAATAGGGAAATAATGAGGTTACAAAATGCCTTAGATTTTGAACGCCGTAAAACAGTAGAATATAAACGGGTTTATGAAAGTGTTTTTGCCCTCTACAAACAAGCAGAGGAAAAATTAAATGGTTGATAAGATACTTCCTTTTACGGGCAATACGACTTCAGACTTAGATGCTGATACAATATTAGAAGCAAACAAAGGTACGTTTGAGTCTTTTGTTATGATTGGCTATGACAAAGAAGGCGTAGAACGTTTTATAAGCACAACTAGCGATGCCGCACTTATGGTGTGGTGGTTAGAGCGTGCTAAAAAATCGGTTTTAGAAAGCGCCGATGTTGATGACGACGAATGGGAATGGACATGACCGCATGGTCTTATAGCAGTATCACGTTGTTTGAGCAATGCCCTAAAAAGTATTACCACCTTCGGGTCGCTAAAGATATTAAAGAGCCTGAATCAGAAGCCATGAATTATGGTAAAGATTTACATTTGGCGGCTGAAGAACATATACGAGACGGTAAACCTTTGCCTGAAAAATATGCTTTTATACAAGAAATGTTGGACAAACTAAAAGCAATTGACGGGGAAAAACTGTGCGAGTTCAAGTTAGGCGTAAAACTAACAAAAGAAGGGCATATACTTCCATGTGACTTTTTTGATAAAGATGTTTGGTGGAGGGGCATTGCAGATTTAATTATCCTAGATCGTGAAAATCAAGAGGCTAGAGTTATAGACTATAAGACTGGAAAATCGGCTAAGTATGCAGATACTAAACAGTTAAAACTTTTAGCGGGGGCTGTATTTACCCATTTCCCCGAAATCAAAATAATTAAGGCTGGATTGTTATTCGTTGTTTCTAAAGAGTTTATTAGGGATGAATACCAATGCTTCTTTAGAACAGCATTTTTTGAGCAATTTAAACCTCTTGTACAACAGTTGGAGGCATGTCACAATAATGGGGTCTGGAACCCTAAGCGCAATTTTAGTTGCAAGAAATGGTGTTCTGTAACAAGTTGCCCCCATAATGGAGTAGATTGATATGCCCTATGTTAATAAACCACGTCCTTATAAAAAGGAATACGAACAATATCAGGGTACTCCTGAGCAAATTAAAAAGCGCACCCAACGTAATAAGGCTCGTGCCAAGCTAATGAAAGAAGGTAAAGTTCATAAGGGTGACGGCATGGATGTTGCGCACGTTAAGGCGTTTGATAAGGGTGGTACAAATAAAGACGGAGTAAGGGTAGAAAGTGCTAGTAAAAACCGTTCTTTTGATAGAGATTCAAAGCGTAATTTAATTGGAGAAACAAGTCCAAAAGAGCGCAAGAAAAAGAAATAGAAAGACGTTGTTGGGATAAGGTGTGAGTGCCTAAACAACGCGGGGTTAAAACCCTTCATATAGTAAACCGCACCAGTTGGCGTACATGCTTAACGATCTACTCACGTGGATTCCTTTCCTCGTGTATGAGCCAATGGACAGTCGGGAAAGACCGACACAAAATTATAATTTGTTGGAGAAGATATGCGTCCTATATATGAGACCCCTGCTGACAAGCAACGGGAAGACGAAGTACGCCGATACATATCGGAGAGCTATTCTTGCGTCTACATGAAAACTGCAGAACTAGCGGGTGTTGATGGGTATCTTTATTACCCCGATATGAAATTAGCGGCAATTGTTGAGATCAAAACAAGGCGCAATAACTACAACAAATACCCCACCTATATGCTTAGTGCTAATAAGTGGAGAAACGGCTTGGCTCTTTCCAAAGAAAAAGGCGTGCCATTCATGCTGGTAGTAAGTTTCTTAGACGGAATATACGTAACCAAGATGAAGCAAGAATATGATATTAGGCAAGGTGGGCGATATGATCGTGGCGATGCTATGGATGTAGAAGATTGTGTTTATATTCCCATGTCAGATTTTAGGAGAATGTAATGCGATTCTTTTTTATAGTTGCTGTGTGCTTGTTTTGGTGGACTGTATTTGGAAGTATAAGTATATGGGTTAATTACCTAATTACAAAAAAAGAAGTTTATGCTTGTTCGGAGGTCACAAAGAAAGACCCAATAGATGTAATACAGATGTGTAAAAGGAGAGGTGCATGGAGATCATAGAAGACCGAGCGTTACTGCTAAAGGTACGTGACCACGAAAAGATTACAAGTATTATCCCTAAAAGTAAGTTGTTTTCTTCCAATGAAAACTATCATGAAGTTCTTGTGCATTGGGGTTTAGAAGAAGCGCAAGTATTAAAAAACTTAAAAATTAAAGATGTACCATCCCCCATCGAATCACACTACAAATGGACGGGGATGTATAAGCCGTTTGACCATCAAAAAACAACGGCTGCTTTTTTAACGCTACACCGCCGTGGGTTTTGTTTTAATGAACAAGGCACGGGTAAAACTGCAAGCGTAATATGGGCGGCAGACTACCTAATGAATTTGGGTTTAATTAAACGAGTTTTAGTTGTATGCCCACTATCTATTATGGATTCTGCATGGAGGGCAGATTTGTTTTCTTTTGCAATTCACCGTACAGTGGACATTGCTTATGGTAGTCGAGACAAGCGCAAAAAGATTATTAGTAGCGACGTTGAATTTATAATCATTAACTACGATGGCATCGAGATTATTGCCGACGAAATTGAAAAAGCAAATTTTGATTTAATAGTAATTGACGAAGCAAACGCCTATAAAAATCCAACCACAAATCGTTGGAAGATACTTAATAAGTTAATTAAGCCACATACTTGGCTATGGATGTTAACGGGTACCCCTGCGGCGCAATCCCCAGTAGATGCGTATGGTATTGCCAAGTTAGTTAACCCATCAAATACACCCAAATTTTATTCCCATTTTAGGGATATGGTTATGCACCGCATATCTATGTTTAAGTGGGTGCCTAAACCCGATGCAGAAAACGTTGTACATAATGTATTACAACCAGCAATCCGTTTTACAAAAGAACAATGCTTAGATTTGCCTGATATAACCTTTCAAACTAGAGATGTACCGTTAACACCCCAACAAGAAAAGTATTATGATCTTTTGCGAAGCCAGTTGCTTGTTCGAGCGGCGGGGGAAGAAATAACTACGGTTAATGCGGCGGCTAGTCTAAACAAGTTACTACAACTGTCTAGCGGGGCTGTATATTCCGACACAGGTGAAATTGTAGAGTTTGATGCGAGCAATCGCATACGGGTACTAAAAGAAGTAATAGACGAGTCTAGCCATAAAGTACTTGTTTTTGTACCATTTCGCCATGCTATTGAGGTAATTAGAGAAACCCTTGAAAAAGATAACTACACAGTAGACCTAATTCATGGTGGCGTGCCTGTTAATAAACGTACCGAAATTTTTAAGAAATTTCAAGAAACGGCAAACCCACGGGTTCTCATTATCCAGCCCCAAGCGGCTTCTCATGGGGTTACCCTACACGCCGCAAATACAATCGTATGGTGGGGTCCTATAACCTCTTACGAGACCTATGCACAAGCAAATGCTAGGGTGCATCGTAGCGGGCAAAAAAACCCATGTACTGTTATTCGACTTCAGGGCAGTAGTGTAGAAAAACGCCTGTATAAAGCACTTGAAAATAAACAAGATATACAACATAATATTATGTCTTTATACGGGGAACTACTTAGTTGACATTAAAAATTAAAGCAGTACAATTAATAAAAAGCAGTATAAAAGGAGAAGTAAATGAGTGATACACAAGTACAAGCAGATAGGCTTGCTAATGCCTATATCAAAATGCGTGACAAACGCAAAGAACTCCTCAATGAATACGAGGAAGCTGACAGAAAAATTGAAGCGCAAATGGATTTGGTTGAAGAAGAACTAATGAAACTTTGCAAATCAATTGGTGCGGATAGCATAAAGACTCAATATGGAACGGTGTATCGGTCTGTTAAGACTAGATATGAAACTTCTGATTGGGAAAATATGTACAAGTTCATTAAAGAACACGATATCCCACAAATATTGGAACGCCGTATAAGCGTAACCAATATGAAGCAGTTCTTAGAAGAAAACCCCAAGTTAATGCCAATTGGTATGAATGTTAATAACAAGTACACCGTTACTGTAAGGAGAAGTAAATAATGGAAAATACCCCATTGACAGTCGAGGAAGTTGCTAAGATACTACGTGTCTCTCGACAAACTATTTATGTGCTATGCAGAGAAGGCAAAATACCGCATTTCAAAGTAGGCACTAAATTACGCTTTAAAAAAGCGGACATTGAAGCATTATGTAGTACAGCCACAACCATGAAGGAGAATATAAATGGCTAATGAACTAAGTTTATTAAAAGGTAATTTACCTGCGCATTTGCAGGTAGGTGTTGATGAAACTACTCGTGCATTAATGGGTAACGTACCTACTGGCGAACCGTCAAATGTAAAACGCATTTCTATTAAAGGTAGTGTATTTCGTATGATGGTCGGCGGTAAAGAAGTTGCACAAAATGAAGACCGTGCTATGCCTGTAATTATTGTTGCGGCGGCATCACACAATGCTCGTACTTTTTACGAAGGTACTTTCTCAGAAGGTCAAGGCGCTAAACTGCCTGATTGTTTTTCTGATGACGGCATCATCCCCAACACTAAATCAACTAACCCCCAATCTAAAACTTGCAAAGATTGTCCGCAAAATATAGATGGCTCTAACCCAAGCGGTAAAGGTCGTGCTTGTCGTTTTAGTCGGCGCTTAGCAGTATTATTAGAAAGCGACCAACAAGGTGATGTATACCAACTAACACTTCCAGCCCAATCTATTTTTGGTAAGGGTGTTGACGGTAAGATGCCTCTTGAAGCATATGTGCGGTTGCTAGGTAATAACAATGTATCTGTTACCAGCGTAGTCACCGAAATGCGCTTTGATACGGCTAGTGCTACACCCAAGTTAACTTTCCGTGCGCTTCGTTATTTAGAAGCAGATGAGTTTGCTAACGCCCAAGAAAAAGGTAAAACACCTGAAGCCAAGCGTGCAATTGGTGCAAATCCAGCAGAGTTAGATATTGCCCCAAAGTTAACACAAGCCCCAAAAGCTGAAGCAAAAGTAGAAGCACCAGAACCTGTAAAGCGTACTCCTAAGAAGTTAGAGGAAGCGCCAAAAGACATCAACGCAGTTTTAGATGACTGGGCTTAAGTGTTTTAAATAAATGGCGTAAGCCAACTGGAGGGCTAGGTGCCACTAGCCTGACAGGATTATTGTCGGCAAATTTAGAGGATAGCAATGACCTCATGGAATCTTTTTCTCTCAACGGTACTGCCCGAAGAAGGTATAGGGTACTACTGTATAGGGAGTTATAAAAAAGGTACCCCGCCGATTACGTATTTTGCAGACACAATTAAAGGTACTGAAGAACTAGTACAAAAAGTATTAGATGCTGAAAGAGATGTTTTTTTTGGTATATCAAAGTTTGTTACTGATAAGAATAGAAAGGCAAGTAACGCAGGGTGGGTAAAAGCGTTCTTCCTTGATTTAGATTGTGGGCAAAAATACGCAGATGAAGGTAAAGGGTATCTTACGCAGGCAGAAGCATTATTAGAATTAAAACGTTTTTGTAATGCCATAGGTTTACCAAGACCAAATATTGTTAATTCGGGCAACGGAGTTCATGCGTCTTGGGTATTAACAGAATCCTTAGAAGTTAAACTATGGAAAGAAACAGCTACACTATTTAAACGTCAGGCAGTACAACAGGGTTTAAAAATTGATCCAACTAAGGTTATGGACTTGGCTATGGTTTTGCGTGTACCCGATACGCTTAACTTTAAGTCTAATCCACCCAAAGAAGTTAAATGGGTTAGTGAAGCGGAACCTATTGCTCATGCTGCTTTTAAAAAGTTTGTAAGTAAAGATTTAGAACTTGAAGGGCTTGATTTAAAGAAAGCCCCTAAGCGTCCAATGGATGAGACGACTCGTGCTTTGTTAGGCAATAACGTGACTAACTTTGGCGACATTATGAAGAACAAATCTTGTCTACAACTAAATCACATCTATAAAAACCAGCATGTTATTGAGGAACCGCTATGGAGGGCAGGGCTTTCTATTGCCCAAGCGTGCGAAGACAGAGACACGGCGATTCATAAGTTATCAGAAAAACATCCTGACTATTCGTGGAAAGATACTGAGAATAAGGCTAACGACACAAAGGGTCCGTATCATTGCACAACCATTGAGGGATACAACCCAAAGGGATGCGACGGGTGCGAGCATAAAGGTAAGATTACTTCCCCTATACAACTACATAAACGAATTGCTAAGGCTACGGCTGAAGACAATGTAGTCACTTTACCTTGTGTAGAAATAGGGGGCGAAGAAGTAACTTACACCATACCTGAGTTTCCGTTTCCGTATTTTCGTGGCAGAAATGGTGGGGTATATAAACAGGGCTTTACTAAAGACGATGGTGAGGAAGTTCAAAAAGACGAGCTTATATTCAAACACGACTTTTATATAGTTAAGCGTATGCACGACCCCGAACTAGGTGAAATGGTATGGATGCGCTTGCATCTACCCAAAGATGGGGTACGAGAATTTTCTTGCCCCGCTATACACCTAATGTCTAGCGAGAAATTTAAAGATGTGGTGGGTAAACACGGGGTTTTTGGTAACCCCGCAGAGATGGTTAAAATTATGAATTACATAACTGATTTTGCAAAAGCATTACTAGAACGCAATGAGGCGGAGACTATGCGCACCCAATTCGGTTGGTGCGATGACGACAGGGCATTTATTCTTGGTGACCGAGAGATTACAGGTAACGGTGTCCGTTATTCACCCCCGTCAAACACAACCTTAGAATTTGTTAGCTTATTTAAACCTAAAGGTACCCTAGACGACTGGAAGCGCGTAGTGGATGTATATGGTAGACCCGGTCAAGAAGCACGAGCTTTCTTATTCTTTGCAGGGCTTGGTGCGCCGTTACTTAAGTTTACTAACTACAAAGGCTTAATCTATTCTTTAACAGAAAACGAGTCGGCTGGTGGTAAGACAACCTTGCAACGTGTTATTAACAGTATTTGGGGGCATCCAGTAGATATGATGCTAATTGCTAGGGATACGCTGAAGTCACAGTTTCATCAGATGGGGGTATACAACAATATCTCTATCTGCACGGATGAGGTGACAAACATGAGTAATGAGGCAGTTAGTACAATTGCCTATGGCGTTTCACAGGGTAGGTCTAATAACCGCATGAAGGCTAACTCAAACGAGCTACGCATTAATAATACTCGTTGGTCGTTACCAGCATTTTTCTCAGGAAACTCCAGTATGCACGAGAAGATTGCCGCCCTTAAATCAACCCCTGAGAGTGAACAGCTACGTATTGTTGAGGTTGAAATTCCACCTGACCACACCCTATCTAAAGAGTTTACTGATGAGATTTTTGAGCACGTCTTAATGGAAAACTATGGGGTGGCTGCAAATCCGCTTTTAGAATACGTCGTGTCTTCTTTACCCGAAATAAAGGTTTTGCTTAGAAAGACGCAACTTAAGTTTGATGCTGAAGCAGGGTTAAAACAGAAGCAACGGTTCTATTCGGCTGGCGCTTCAACCGCATTTACTATGGCAATTATTGCTAAACAACTAGGTTTACACAATATCGAAGTAGATAGGGTTTGGGAATGGGCAGTTAAATACTTTAGCGAACTTAGAGAAAGCGTTAAACCAGCCAACAAGGATGCCTTGTCTCATATTGGTTCTTTCCTTAATGCTCATATGCGTAATCTGTTGGTTGTTGACGATACTAATGATAAGCGAACTGGGCTTACTAAAGCGCCTTTACAGGAACCCTATGGCGACCTTATTGTGCGCTTTGAACCCGATACTAATTTTATCTTTATAGATTCAGACATACTAGCTGCATGGTGCGTAGAGAAGCAGATTTCTTACCGCAATATGACCCGTAGCCTTATCCAAATGGGTGCTGGTGGCTCGATTGGTAAGAAGGCTATGGCTAAGGGTACCGCACTTAATACGCCGTCTGTAAACGCTTTAAAAATAGATAATTCTGTACTAGATTTAGTTGACCCAGAGCAAATGAAACCAAAGACAGATGATATTAAATGAGGGAGTCCCAGTCGAAATTGAATGGCACGCAATGAAGCTGGGCTCCTCTTTTTTTATACCCGCACTCGATACCGAACCACTTATCGAACAAATTTTAGTAGAAGCAAAACAACACCGTATAAAATTAATACATAAAGAAACGATAGAAAACCAAAAAATAGGTATACGGTTCTGGCGCATTAAATGAATGTAGGGTATATTTGAGACTGCAAACTTAGGTTTGCTTCTCCTTCACCGAATTATCGGTTTTCCCCGCTACGGCGGGGACCTTTTTAATACCCTAGTTCTTTACGCACCCGTCTAACAGGCTCAGTAAGTTTCTCTTTCTTCTTGTTAATCTTGTCTAGTTCAATGCGTTTTTCTTCTGAACTCATCTTAGACTCTAAAATAGCGTTTTCTTGACGCTTTAATCCTTCCAAGGCATTACCGATACCAGTTACCGCTTCGTATACTTTAGCTTGTTTATAGTGCTCAGGTTCTTTTATGTATTTTTTAGCTGCTTCACGGTCTGCTTTAGCTTTAACACGATACGAATCAACTGTTGTATTTACCTCACGAGCCGCTTCATAAAAATCAGCAACCGCATTGACTGATTCTTGCTTGTCCATAAACCCACCCATACTAGGCAAACTAGCCGCTATTTCTTTAACTGATCTAGCGGGGCGTGGAACTCCTCTTGCCTGTGCAACCAAATCATTTGTGGCTAATGCAGTTAGTGTGGCAAATGAGCCAAAATAGCCATTAAAGAAATAATCTAATTTAGCTGGGGATATTTTTGCATAGTTACCTATAACTTTAGATAGCTCAGAAGTAGACTTAGTGTATTGCAATTCGGGGTCTAGTTTACGTAAACTTGCGTTAACAATTTCACGGTCAAAGAAAAAGTCATGGTTAGTAGCCAAGCCAATTGCGGGTGCAAATACGCCACCCATTGGGTGCTCAAATTGTTTTTTAGTGGCTCTAGCCATTGCGTCTTTAAACATCTTAGAGTCTACAAACCCTTTATCTGCCATCAGGTTATAGCTATATTCCCCGATAATCTTAGGTAATAAGAATAAGTCATAACGTAACGGTACACTTAATCCACCAGTACCCGGTATGACAAACACACGATCACGTACTAAACGGTTTTTCTTTTGGTAGTCTTCATCGTCGCTTACTGCGGCGGCGTATAAGAAAGATAATATACCTAACTTAGCTGAAGTAGCCGCAAGTATTGCCAACCCTGTTTTGCGCTCTTGTGGAGTAATACCCTTGCCGCTTAATGTGCGACCCGTAGCATCTAATACTTGTGAGTATGCATTAAAAAATGGAACTGTTTTACTAGCAAATACAAGCACAGCATTACCACTCATACGGCGGAAGTTAACAATTTCAACCGCTTTTTCCATTGCTTCGGTATCACTTAATCCTTCGTTCTTAGCTTGTGCAAACACCGCTTGGCGTAACATATTATCGTTTAGCGCTGCCCATTTATCTAGCATGTTCATAGTTCTACGAAATGCGTTTGGTTTAGATAGGTCTAAACGTTTTGCAACGTCATCTGCATCAGTTAATGAACTATACTCGTGCGTAGATAATACAGAAGCAGCTGTTAATTTTTGCCTTGCTTCGCTTGTGCCCATAGCAGTTTTTGCTACTTCTTTGGCTATTTCTTTTACTATTCCAAATGGGTGTTTTAACCCTGATGTAGACATAGCCGACCATGTATCCATCAAAACTAACTGAGCAACTGGGAAAATTGGTACGCGGGTAATAACATGACTAAACGCATTTTTAAAACGCATTGCCGCACCAATACCGGGAAATATAACCGACTCCATACCTGTAAACGCTTGAGCTATTGCGGGGTCAGCAACATGATAAAACTTTTGTACGCCATCTTCGTATACTGAGAACGTGCTATCAGGTGGACCTTTTCCGGCTCTTACTTCGTCCGGCAACACAGCCTTATACTGGGCGAGCATTGTTGTAAGTTGTTTATTACTAATAGCACGAGCCACAGACCACTGAACCCATTGATACATATTTCCAACGGTGTTTTCAACTTCAAGCATCGAGCCTTTCATGCGTTTATCCGCCATAGTTTCACGAATACCACGGGTCATAACTTGAGGACCTGATGCTTTTTCTTCGCCAATATCACGGAAAAACGGTACATATGCGGCTTCGTCTAACCATTTTTCAGCTTGTTCTTCGCTTTTAACGCCTGTTTCAACAAGCATTTTAATTACCCGTTTACGAATGGTGTTCCAAATTTCAGCCCCTTCTTTTATTTCAGGGTGGTCATTGTATAACTCCATGCCTTTCATAGCTTGCGCACGGGTCATGTGCTGGGCTTTACTTTCTAGCTCATTAGCTTTGTCTTCTAACGCCTTTAGCAATTCTTTCTTTTTATCAAAGTCTTTTTGCTCTGCCTTGTCCCGCTTTTTATTTTTTAATACATCTATCTTCTTTTGTGTACGAGTTATTTCAGCCCGCGTATCAGCAAGGTCATCATAGAAACCTATTACCCGTTTAGCCTCATAGCCTTTACTCATATACCCAAGGGCGGTTTCGTTATCAACCCCTAAACGTTTAGCAAGGTCTTTAGCTAAGCCTTCAAACTTGTCCATGTTGACGTCGTCTTGTACTGCCTCCCAGCGATTAGTTGTTGCATCATACTTATAGTTGCCTGTGGCTAAAAACTTACGTGCAAAATCACTTCTATATAGTGCTTGGGAAATGCTTATACGTAGCAATGCTGTTTTAGCTTGCTCCATAGTGGCATCGCCTTTTTTAGCTATATCAAGCAAAGTATTGCGCATGCGATTACTAAAAGCACGGTCAAACGAAAACGCATTTTGTAGCTTACCAAACATAGAACCAACTAACATGTTGTTATCGTAAGCACTTTTCCATTCTTGCATTTTTCTAATAAATGCTGGTGGCTTTGGTGGTTTTTTAACACCGCCCGCTTGTTGGAATTGTTCTTCTGCCTTTTGCCCTTCGGGAGTACGGATTATATTAAAAGCAACTTGGCTTTCTTTAGCACTAAATTTATTTATTATTTTTTGTTTGTTGTCGTAAGTAATAGGTATTAGTTCTTTTACAGTAAAACCTTTTTGTCCACGACCTCCTCCGCCAAACATTAAGTATTTTTGAGGGGGTATATATTGGTCTTTCCGTTCAAAACGATTTTTACCACTATAAAACATAAATACAACAGGTACTTGTTTAATACCAGCATCTCTTAAGGCAATCATACGATGACGCCCTTCATGCCCCGTTAAATTAAAATCTTCATCTAATGTTAAAAATATATCTTGTATCTCTCCAGCAAGTTCTTCTACATTTAAAGGTTTAGAACGACTATCTGTTTCAAGAGCTTTTAAATCTTCGGCTGACCTTGTTGTAGCTTTTAAGAAGTCTTCGGGTGACACATATCCAACATACGCTTTAGTTGTATTTATATCTTCGTTTCTAGTACCATAAGCGTATTTATTTAATACGTTTTTAATCCTTTTTGGTGTATACCCAGCGGTATCTTTATCTACTAAATTTAAATCATTACCCAAAGCAACAGACAATTTTTCGTTGCCACCACGTTTTGTAAACTGTCCTTTTTCAGCGGCGGTAGTAGTTAAGTTTAATAGTTCAGTAAAAGCATTATCAGGTTTAAGACCAAGAATTTTTGCAATGCTTTCAACAAACTTATTCCATGCAGTAGTATTTTCGTATTTAATTTGGGCAAGTTCTTTTTGGAACAATGGGTTAGACAAACCTTCGGCAACAAACTCGTCAAGACTAGTTAATCCATAGGCATCTTTATTGCTAAATTCGGTAAGCACATGCTGATATAGTTTATCAAGCGCTTTATATGTGGGGGTATTTTTTGCTCTAGGGTTAGATACAAAATCGTGGGAAATAGCGTGGGTTAATTCATGTGCTAATACATCTTCATATTTACTAAAATACGAGTTTAAATAGACTGTGTTTGTTTCAGGATCATATAAACCCGGAATAGCTTCTACTTCTACTGGAGTACCAGCTGCATATCTATTTGATTCTTCGTAGCCCTCAAGCATTGCTTCTTGTTCAGCAACATATTTATAGAACGCATCCTTATTAAACAAAGCGTTATTTGAAAATAAAGTACTTGCTAAGGTTTGGTCAAACTTTACGTCAGGAGTTAAACCCTTAGGGAACTGAATAATACTTTTAGCAACATCATTTAATTTTTCACCAGCATCTACTCTACGTTTGGCTTCTCGCAGCGCATCAATATTAGCAATAGTAATCTTAGCGGAATCAACACCTTCTTTAAACTTACTAAAAGTCTTTTCAATTTTAGTATCGTCTACTACTATTTTTAAACCCTTAATGGTTTTAGCAATTTGAGCGATATGGCGGTATACAGGGCTTTTGCTTTTAGATAAGGCATCTAGTGCCCCTTTGGCATCGCCAGCTTCTGCTGCAGCTAAAGCTTTTTTATTAACCGCGCCTTTTACAAAATGCCCACCAACAGTACTAACATACCCCATACGTTTAGCAAACTCTTTATTTTGCTGTAGTTTAGTGCCGGTAATAGAACCTAATGCGACATCCTCTTTAGGGGTAGCTCTTGCACTTAGCTGTGCAGGGGTTACTTTTTGTACTGGAATTTTTAATGGAGCTGTCCTATCTTCTCCAAGAACTTCTTCTCCTCCAGCAACTCGTCCAGTAGATTTGACAGGGCTACCCAGTCCTCCAGCGACAGGTGTAGTAGTTCCTGTGGGGGGCGCGCCTGCTTCGCTAGGCACTTGAATGCTTGGCTCACCTGTTCTGCTGATAGGTTCAGTTCGGATGTCTCCACTTGGTGCCTCCTCAAAATAATTTACATAGTCCTCAGCTGCCGCCATGTCAACCTTAGCACCCTTGCGTTCATGTTTTTCTATAAGGTCTCTAAATTTTTGGCGGTCTTCCGGTTTAGTCATATCTAAACCACGAATTGCTTCTCTTATTTTAACCGCTTTTGGTGTAAAACCAAATCTTTGTGCAACAGTATCATTAATAACAGGAGGCACTTCTAATTCTAAAGCAGCCTGTCCTTCAGGTGGCGCAAAGCTAACACCTTGTTTTTGTAATTGTTTTCCTTCGGCAATAATTTCTGTTTGACGAGCACGTATTGTGTTCATCTGTTCGGTTAACGCCCCTTTTTCTTTTAGGGGTTTTGTAGCATTACGTGTAGCTTCGAGCTCTTTATACTTACGCTCAAGCGTCATCATTTCTTCACCCAATGCCGCTGCTCTGTCTTTTGGTGCTTCGGGTAGTTGTGATTCTAGTTGTGCAATCTGTTCTGTAAGCGCTATCTTTTCATCTGTAGAAGTTGCTGCTAACTCTTGCTGACGTAGTGCATCTATATTGCGTTCTATTTCTGCTTGTTGACGTTGTGCGGCAGTTGTCTCATCTTGTGTTACTGCATAGGGAGCTTCTTCTTTTGTAAAGAGTTCGGGCTGTGCAGCGGTTGTAGATATTGGCGCAATAGGAGCAGGGGGAGCGGCAGGGGGTACGGGTACTAGGTTACCTTGTTCATCCGTTGTAAACTTTTGTGCTGGTGCTTGTGGAGTTGTTGGGGCTGTTGGAGTTTTTTCACCGCGTAACCCACCCACTACGCCGGGACCGCCACCACCAAGAGCGCCAAGTACTAAATTAGCAAATGAATCAACCCCAATTTCACGAACTACTGTTTTGTTAATACCTAGATCGGCGGCAACACCTTCCATAAGTTCTTGGGTGGACTCTTCAGCTACACCTTTAACACCGCCGCTAATAGCGTTATATATTCTATCTTTAGCGCTATCTATAACTTTTTTATTAAACTGTCCCATTAATAGTTTGGTAGTAAAAGCACTACCTAATGCAGCCGTTAAACCTTGGTACATACCAGCAACATCACCAGATTTATCAATGGTTAATTGCCGTGCTTCTGTTGGATTAACGCCTTGGGCAACTAAATTTTTATAGTATGGGCTTTTTTCTTCCAGTTCTGTATCAGACATTTTGCTGATATATTCTTTGGCTGTATCTTTAGCTTCAGTAGCGGCAGCGCCACCACCTAATACACCCCCTGTTGTTGGGCTTTTAGTAGCTACACCTCCAATTAATGCGGGTAAAGAAGAGCCTAATAATTTGGCGCCTAATCCAAGGTAGCCTTGCGCAGACGGTGCTTTACCAAAACTAACCCCACTAAAATCTCCAGTAACAAGAGCCTCATCTAGTTGTTTAATAATGTTACCTTCTGGAGTAGCACCGCGCATAGCTTGGCGCATTTCGGGGCTTACTGTACCTTCAATATCTTTAGAAACTCCCTTACCGTATTGGGACAATTTTTCTAGCGCTTGTATTTTGCCTTTGGTTAGCGCTTGGTCTACAGCAAGTTCTTGAGCTTTACGTGTATTTTCAGGAACTAGTGTTTTTTGTTCTTCTAATTGTTTATCTAATCCAACTAAAGAAGCAAGTTTATTTGTAATCTTGGTGGGGTCAGCTAAATACTCAAGTATGTCTTGTGGAGCAAAACTTGTTTGGCGCGCCATACCAGCAGCGGCTGTTTCAACTCCTTTTGGGACATCTGTCGTAGCACTAATTGCACCAGCACCAACTAACTTACCTACATCGGTTACAGTAGCGCCCATACCTGTTTGAGGTGTAGGTATATCAGGTACTTCCCATCGATTACCAACTAAATAGGCTTTTTGCCCTTTGTCATTTACTGCGTAATCAGATGGAGGTACCCACTTGTTGTTAACAAGAAATACAACTTCACCTGTATCGGGGTTAACCGCGTAATCCATAAGCCTCTTTATGTTCCGGGTCGTTTAAATCCGGGAGGGGGCGGCGGAGCTTCACCACCTGTACCACCACTAGGAGAAGGTACATTTAACCCTTTCTTACCTTGAGATTTTAATAGGGTATCTACTTGTTGCATAGTTTGTAATGCAATATCGTCTCGCATTTCTTGGGTTACTTTATCTAAACCAAGTTTGTCTTCAATTGATTTTACATTAGTTGCATACAGCTTACCAAACAAAGCAGTACTCTTATCGTCATATCCTTTTTGTGCAGCAATTTTTGCAGTTTGTTCTTTTGCATCAGCAGCAATTTGTGCGGCTTGCATCCGTGCTTTACTTTGTTCTGCTACGTTTGCCTCGGATGTTGCGGCTTGTGTTGCGTAGTGCATTAAATTATTTCTATCAGTTGCACTGATTTTATTAAGGTCAATTTCACCAGCTCGGACGCCACGGAGCATATCTGCATAATCTTTTTCGCCTTTAGCATATTGACCAACACCCGCTTCAATACCCTCACCAATACCCGTAAGAGCAAATGGGGACTTGCTAGCCATAGCTTTAGCCCCACCAGTCATTAACGCAAGATAAGGGCTCATTCTATTAAATTCGGCAGCGCGTCCTTTATCTTTTAATAGCTCAGCACGAGTTGCTTTTTCTTCATCGCTTGTTTGAGCAAAACCCATATCTTTAAGACCTTCTATATAGCGCTTTACGTTTCCAAAGCCACCAATATCCGCACGACCTTGTCCAGCTTTAGCATCTATATCTCTTTTTTCTCTTTCTGCCCTAGCAATTTCTTCTTCTACTAAACTAGAACCATCTCCAGCAAAAGCTACAATGCCACCACCAGCCATAGCCGTGTTTAATGTACGTACTGGGGCAGCTGCTATGCCCATAGGCATTTTGGGTTGTTGCATTTGTGCAGTCTGTGCTGCTTGGCGCATGTTAAGTATTTCTTGCGCTTTTTCACGAATCATATCACTTGAACTTGTTTTAGCTAGTTTAACTAGTTCTTCGGTAGGCATGTTCTCAAGCTCAGTTTTTACACGGTTAATCATGTCAAGCCCACCACTATCAACTAGGCTTTCCTCATCGCCAGCATAGCCTTTAACTGAACCACCACCTGCATATTCTTTAATTGCCCCACCACCCGCTTTACCCGCAAGCGCACCATAAGCACCAAGTCCTGTAGCCGCTAAACCACCAAACTGAGATATGGGATTAGGAGCCGCTTGATAAGACTGAGTAGTTGTTTGTTGTAATGGTAACCCACGTAACATAGCATTCATAATACCTAACTGCATATATGGATACTGTTGAGCCGTAGAGTAATCTTGAATAGCTTGGTTAATCTTGGCTTGTTCAAGTTGCTGTTGTTGTGCCCCTTGTGCGGCTTGTGTATTAATAATACCTTGTTGCGCAGCAAGTTCTTGAGTACCTAACTGACCTAAAGTATTAGCCGCGCCAACCGCTTGACCAAGACCTTGAAGCCCTGTTTGATAACCTTGTAACCCAAGATTAGCCCCAAACTGCTGCTGTTGTTGGGCGTTTTGAAATGCGTTTTGTGTACCAGTAGCTTGAATACCCTGTAATTGACTCATTAAATTACGCTGAGCTTCAGACTCTTGAATTGCTTGACGGCTACCACCAAACGCGCCCTGACCGACTGCTTGGGCTTTTAACATAGGCTGACCAATTTGATAGTCACGCACAGCCTGCATTTTTTGATAGTCGGTTACGTTTTGTTGATAAGGCGACATATATCGAGCAACTGCATTTGGGTCTGTAGCTTGTTGTGCATATTGTTGCCCAGCACCTGCCGCTTGTCCAGCAATTCCTAATGAGCCTATTCCACCAATTCCGGCTAAAGTAGACCCTTGACCATACTGACCCGGAGTTTGTAAATTCCAAGCACCTTGTTGGGCAGATTGTTGTAACGGAGAAAACCCAGCAAAATAGTTATTAACGTCAGAGCTATATGGTTGGTATGGGCGAAACGTCGTCATGTCGTCGTTATATATCTGCTTTTGAGCAGACTGGAGCATGTTCTCTACATAAGGACGAGCATACTCAGGAACGTTAGTATTATAAGAAGTAGACTGTGTTGGGGCAGGAGAACCGCCGCCACTAGAGCCGCCATAAAATGTAAATAAATCCGCAAACTTACGGATGTCTAAAAAGTATTTGAATAAACCCATCATATTTTCGCCTCTACGATTCTGTAGCGTTCTTTAAATCCATATCTAGTCCATAGTCTTGCAATGGACTCCCTAGCTGCACCTTGTATTTTTGTAGCCCCATATGCTTTTAGTAATTCCGTAAATTGCTTATATGTATCTTGATTACTAATTAACTTCCCGCCTATTGCTACAACAAATGCTACCCTATCATTTGGCATATTATTAAAATTTACTGCTGATGCCCCATGTATTTTATTTTCTTCATCTACTGCAACTACTAAAAGCCAAGTACCATTAGCTAAGTTTGCTTTAGCCTGTTCAACAGTATAATCGTCTTCACCCCATTTTAACGCTTCTGACAAAAACCCTTCAACCAAAGGCCATGTTTGGTGAAAAAAAGTTACGTTTACGGGTTGAATAGTTAAATTCATTTATTTTTAAGATTGCCCATTTTCAGTTGACATTGGCGGTGTTGCTACATATTCTGGTGTTTGTCCTTCGGTATATGGTTGTTGGGGGATAACTACAGGAGCTACTCGACTTAAATTAGCAGCTATTCCTGACATATTAGGTCTATAGCCTAACCCAGAATACGGTGCAATCCCTTGTTGCATAGGTTGACTTGTTTGGTTCCCCTGTTGTTGATTCATAAAACTGGACATAATTGCTTGTAGCCCTATGTTTTGAATTGGGCTCATTTGCCGTCCTTCCATTTGCTGAACAAAAGGAGATTTACCTGTTTGGTTAGAAGGCGCAGGAGTATATGGTGCTGTTTGTGCAGGAGCAGTATATTGCGCTCCCCCCGCCCCTTGAGTATTTTGTTGCACAGCTTTTCCAAAAAGGGGAGAATTAGCCCCAAACATTCCGCCTTCGCTAGAGCCACCCATATTATTCCTTTAAGCTGGTAAAAGTTTTTCTGCTTTAGTATCTGTTGCAATACCTTTAGCAGCACGACGTTTTTTCTGAATGCGGTCCATCATACCGTACAGTTTTCTAGCACCTGCATCGGTTGACCCATTACCTAACTCAGAGACAATTCTAGCTGGTACAACAAACTCACCATCAGCAAGACGGGCAGGTTGTTTTTTACCAATTGTAGCTGGAATACTATCACTAACTCCATCGCCGGGACCTTTAAGTAACCGACCACCATCTGAGTAATCACCTAGATGCGCTTCACCACCTTTAGCTAAATTAAGTTCGCCTAAAGACATCGTCGGCTGTAAACCTTTAGATACGGTAATTGGACCTTGAGACTGGCGCATTTCATTGCCTAGTCTAGCAATACTAGCTTCATAGGCTGGCATAGAGGCAATTTTGCTTTCAGTAGTATATTCTTGTTTTTTCTTTTTCTTTGGCTCACCACCCGTATTTAATTTTACTGCCATTAAACCGCCATCAGCAGCATAGGTTGGGTATTGCGCACGATAATAAGGGTTTGGTCGTACGGGCTCTTGGGCTCTAAAGTTAGGCGAAATACGGGCTAAGTTGCTTTCATAGGTTGAAGTATTAGGTATTCCATATTTGTTGCGTTGTGACAATGCACTTAACCCCATTAATCCAGTAGCACCAAGGGCAAGTTTTTGACCTGTCGACATTGTTTTTTGTTCTGCTTGTTTTTGCAAAGCTTCAGTTGGTAAACCGGGTTTTGGTATGTTTGAACCGGGCGCTCCTGTTGATGGGGCTCCGGGGGTTCCAGCTGGACTTGCGCCTTCAGACCAACCTGAAGGGGCTTCTGATGGATTTTGAAACTTTAATGGCTCACTAGGTACTTCCACTAAATCGGGATACGCCCCAGAAGGTGGTGCGGTTGGTCCAGTTGGTGGAGTTGCTCCAGTTGGCGTGCTTGGCATAGCCGTTGCAGGAGCTTCTGGAATTTGTGGTGTGGATATCTCTCCGCTTATTCCTGCACTGCTTGGTGCCGTTGTTGTTACTTCTTTTGTAGCCGCAGTAAGTTCTGTTCCTGTCGGAGGAGTTCCCGGTACTTCTACTGGGCCGGCAGAAAATGGGTCTGGAGCACCTTCAAAACCACCCATACCACCGGCTAAAGCGCCACCAAGACCACCCATTAAAGCCGCTTGCCCCCAATTTTTACCTTGAATAGCTGCCATACCACCACTGATTAAAGCACCTGCTCCAGCACCAGCTAAAATACCAGAAGCCGTAGCACCAATACCAAGTTCAGTCGCTAGTATAGGAGCGGCAGCGCCAGCCGTAAAATAAGTAGCGGCAGCGGCAGCTACAAAGGGAAGCGCATCTTCTAAAAAACCTGCTTCTACAAGACCGGTATTAGGGTTAACACTTAGACTGCCCCCTTTAGCATGGGCAATTGCTTGTAATCCTTTAACTTCATTAGGCGACATGTGAACAAGCATTTTATCTTGTCCACGACCTTTTTTTGCTAGATGTTGGGCGGCGGCATGTAAGCTCATACGAACCTCTTGGGGTTGAATTTAATAGATTTTATCACGAAGGAAGCCTAGATACAAAGCTTAATGTAGCTACTACCGAGGCTGTTGAAGGTTTGGTCGGGGTACCAGAAGCTGCATAAGTTTGTATGCTTACGTTAGCGCTAGTTGTAGACCAGTAAATTTGCACATAATCGTTGGCATTCATACTTAAAAAGTAGTTCCAGCCTTTAATATCGTGAAATGGGTCGCTGGGATTTTTTCTTGCCGGCAAACCGACTTTACCTGTAGAACCCACAATATCCGCCGAAGAGCCCCCATCATTACCTTGTCTGAGCCAGATATATACGTCTTGAGGGGCATTATTTAAATTTTGTACTTGAGCGCTAAACTGCAAGTTATATATTCCGGGATTATCTACAATTATTTTAGAACTAGATATAGACACACCATTAGAAAAGTCGGTTGTGTCTAGTGTCATCAAAGTGGCTGTATTAGCCGTTGTGGTTTGAGACGTGAAATCAGAAAATGCACCATATGGGACACTTAAAAATCCACCGCCTTCCCCGCCAAGTAAAGAAGCCATGCCGTTGTCAATTTGATTAAAATAAAGACGTAGCACGTTAGAAAATTGTTCTTGGAATTGAGCATCATAGCCACTTGGGGCTAGTGGTAGGTTAGGCGCTTTTGGTGGACGTAAAAATACAGTAGACATTATCTTCTTCCGTCTGGTCTAATATCTATACGGGGGTATCCCATCTGCCAAGCAACACCGAGAGTATCTGACTCAATCCTATAAGCCATTTGACGACCTCTAACCCTAGTGTAAACTTGACCGTCAAATTGTTGTACGTTATATACATGCTGACTTGAGTAGTTTTGAGTACTTGCTACTATGGGGTTATTAGGCGTGCCATAAGGGGTTCCTGAATTAACACGAGGTTTTACAACCATAGTTACATAGGGGGTTTCTACCTGAGAACCATTAAAAGTTAAATCGGGCAATATACGCCATACAAACCCAAAGTTGTGCCCATCCCCAATATCAAAGTCAGAAGACTGTACATATGCTTCAATAGGCACGGGGGTTAGTCCGGATACATCGTCAACACCGTTTTCATGGTAAAGAACTCGATTGTCGTAGTTGGCTGCCATAGGATATTGACGTAAACCAGAGTCTAACCAAGCTGTACGTGCCATATTGCCGTAATACCATACGTTATCTACATAATTATAAATAACATAGCGATCAACTGTAGTGCTATTGGCCGAACAATAGAACCACCAAATTTCATTGTAGCCTTCTACTGAACCAGAAAATACTTGAAAGCTTTGATCCATATTAATGTCTTGGAATACGTACTGACGCAAAGTACAAACTAGGGTTTCAACTCGACCTGTGTATCTATAGAACTTATCCGTACCCATCCAGTAAGTCACGTTATTAACTGTTATAGACGCATTGGGGCCCATAATAGAAATATTGTCCTGTAACAACTGAAAACCCCAAACATAGGGGGGTCCTAAATACTGCATGGAATAAATAGCTGCATCAGTCCAAACTAAAATCTCTTGGCGGGTTGAGCGGGCACACATAATATAAGAGCCGATATTGAGTCGGTATTCACCAGACTGATTTGTAATTGCAGGCACCCATTCATATGGATTTTCTTGATCTGACCAGCGTACTAATAGTGGATCAAAAGCCGTACTGGAATTTGTTGGGTCGTATGGGTTAGCGCCAAAAGCAATAACAAAACGCTGGATTGCCGAACCAATAATTTGATTAGTTGTATTTGGTACAAATTGTCCAGAATAGCCTAACGATGTAGAAAGCGTATTTAAAAGGATTGCTCTTACATTTACTCCTGTTGTTGCGTCCCAATAATAAATACCGCCTCCACGGGGGGCAATAATTAAGTCTTCACCAAAATTATCATTAGTCCAAAGGCGTAATTGCGAACCAATACCTACAGTAGCTGCATCGCCCCATCCACGAGTTCCGTATTGAGGATATGCTATAACGGCACTACCACCTCCCGATGTTGTTGAGGTTGCTGTAAAAGAACTTGGTAAAGTAATTGTAAACGTATTAGCAGTAACCCCAGCAATAACAAAAGTATTATTAAGCATAGCTGCGGGTATTCCAGCAAACGTAGTTGCCCCAGAAAAAGATACGTAATTACCGTTGGATAAACCGTGGGCTGTATAAGTTACTGTTAAAACACCCGTAGAATTTGAAGCAAAAGGATTAGCCCCTAAAGTTACTGGATTAGTTGGTGACCAAGCACCGGCTCCCCAGCCATTACTTGTTGTATATACGTCATTACCGATTGGGTATTGGTATTGTGCGGTGACTGTGCCTCCACCCGTGCCTGTAGAAGATGCTGTACTTGAAGCCGTAATTCTATAAGCAACAGACGATACTAATGAAGTTACAGTATATTCTCCACTAATAGTCAACCCTCCAACAGACGTTGTGCTTGTAAAAGTAACGTAATCACCAATACTAGGCGAAATACCACTAACAGTGTCGGTTACAACAATAAGGGCACTACCAGAAGTAGCAGAAAAAGGGTTTGCGGTTAAAGTAGTTGTAGTTGAGCCAGCGCCATTAACACGCAACGGGGTAACATCATTATAAGCACCGCCGTTTTCAATATAGTATTTTTTACTTGTACCTAAACCTAGATAGTTGGCTCCCGCTAAAGTAGCCCAATTCCATAAAGAGCGGCAGATACCCACAAAAGTATTGTTAGAAAGCCGAGTCCAACCGCCAATCTTTTCGGCGTTGCCAGAACGAAAGCGTACTTTGTCACAATCAAACCACCCGCCCTCATTGGTATAATTAGTTCCCTCTTTATTTATTCCGGCTTTAAAAACAAGTTTTTGTAATGGCATAGGTTACATCCTTAGCGCTTCATCTTTTACTTCGTTTACCCGACGAGTCCAACCTCTACCAAATGTACCAAAAGTAGGTAAAGACGTTAAAAACTCAAGCCTCTCATTACAGTAATCTTCAACTAGCTTTTTGCTAGTACCCCCTTTGAATTGCGCTACGGCTGCATAAGTAGTAGGACCGAAACCACCATCAGCAGGAACCCCAACGCATTTTTGTAAAAGTTTAATAGCGCGCCCGACCCCTGAATTAACTGCGCAGTCAAAAACAGCGTAATCAAGACCAGAAACAAGCTCATCAGCTCGGCAAGCATTCCAATATTTCTTTCTATATAAAGGTGCAACATCAGCAGGGGTTAAATTACGCATAATTTTCTCATTAACATCGTGTCCTGTCCACTCTGCCCATACTTTAGCAGTTACCCCTAAATTAGTCATTCCGCCGGGATCAGACGGGTGGTTAACAAATCTTCCCTCGTGGACTAGCAAGTGCTTTAGGCAGTTGTCAAAGTTATCCGTCATTTTTTAAGGTTAGCCATAATGCGGGTTCCAAACAAAAAGCCAAACGCAATATTAGCCGCCTCTACGCCAATACGTTGGATCTCAGGTGCTACGGGTAAAAACAGCGAGCCAATGCCCACTATTATAACAAACAAAGCACCTAAATAACGACTAGACGCCCTTAAATCCACTACCCACTGGCTCGGTTGACCATATGGGTTATCTAGCTGGGCGATGGCTTGTAATTTGGCTATTTCGTTTTGGTCAAGCTTAATCTGGTCGTCAACGTTAAGGGGCTTTACTCCACCTGTGAACATGCCAATTAGGGACTTAATACCGTCAATGCCGACGGGCACCAGAGCGCCGATAAGGGTTTCTAAAATCATGCTTTATTCCGTAGGTGGGATAGGTGGTTTAGGTTGATTGGTAGTTAAAACTGAACCATTCCAAGTAAAACCAATGCCGCCTTGTCCAACAATTTCTTCTAAAACATAATCTGTAATTTTATTATCAACTTTTACTGCTACCCAAACTAAAGCGGGAGTAGTTGCTTGAACTAACATTAAATAGTCACTTGGTGGTTGCCATGTGTTAGGATTACCATCCCAAGTAACAACATTATCAACAACATTAGACGGATTAATCATTAAATAGTTTTGTTCCATTTTTTATTCCTTTAGTATTCAAAAACTATTACACCGCCAGCACCACTATTACCACCAGTAGTGCCGCCTGTTCCACCGCCACCTCTAGTTACTGTTAATGTATTTCCAGCAGTTAAACCTGATAACCATTTAATAGCAGTTCCACCGCCACCACCACCACCAAAATCACCGCTACCACCATGTCCGTAATTAGAATTATAAGCAAAACCATAAAGAGTGCCACCACCAGCGTTTTGTGTTACTGCGCCACTTCCAGCACCGCCAGTCATATTTAAATCACCATTTGTTCCACTTCCGCCACCGCCATATCTTGTGCCACCGCCAGTTCCGCTAATTGTTGTAATAGATTGAGTTCCTGATGCTACAGATGAAGTTCCACCTGAAGTTCCGTCAGTAGTATCTCCAGCACCGCCACCGCCACCACCAATAACAGTAACTTTAACCGCAGTTACACCTGATGGAATAGTAAATGTTCCGTTAGCAACAAAAACTTGCGCTCTTGGGCCACCAACATAGGGATTTGCTACGCTTGTCCATGCGCTTCCGTTAGAAGTTAATACATTGCCTGAAGTACTAGGCGCTGGCACTCCCGTGCTCTGCGTTGTCGAATCACTAAATGTGATTGACGGGCTTGAACCGTTAATTATTGTTGTCATGGTAATGTTTCTACATAAGTGATTGCTTGTTCAGGTGTCATTAAGTTGCCGTCAGCGTCTTCAAGTTGTGCTGTCTGTGCGTTAATAGCAGACTTAAAGGCTTGGTAATCTGTGTTGTCAGGGTCGAATGGGATGCAAGCATTATCGAATAAGCGAATAACTACATTAACAGTTTCGCCTGTTCTTGGTGATTTATATAATTTATACATTTTATAACTCCGCTGAGGCTTGAACAAATGCACTATCAGGCACAGTTACAACAGTTGCGTTTCCTGCTGCTAAACCACTAGACCCTGTCCAGCCGCTTGTTGTTAAAGAATTAATTGACGGTCTGTCAATTGTTGTTGAAGTGAAAGCTCCAGCAGCTCCTCCAGCAGCAGTACCAGCAGTAAATGTTCCAGATGTACTTACTGTTGGTGTAGCTCGCATTTGTACTTGTAAATCACATATTTTCCCAAATGCTGATGTTGATGAATAACATTGAAGCATAATAGGATAAGTGCTTGTTCCACTTAAATTACCATACTTATAATAATACCGCTGACACAAAGCTAACTCTTGTCCATACTGACGATACTCAAATCCAGTAGCACTACTTCCTACTTCTAGTTGCACACCAGTAATGTAGAAGGTTGCTCCGTTTGTTCCTACTACGGACACACAACCACTTGCGCCAACGTAATTGGCACTAGCCCAAGCACCAGCGGCACCCACATAATCTGAACCAACACCTAATTGGAAATTTACCTGTAAGCCAGCAGTATTAGTTGTTGTCCAAGTTCCGCTTGTATCACCAGCTATAGTTAAAGATTTCTGTTCCCAAGTATTTGCAGAAGAAATAGTGTAAGTAAAAGGGTAACTACGGCTTTGTCCCCCATTAGCAAGGACACCGCCAAAAGTACCAGTTAAAGATGAATATGCTTGAAAAGACAATGTTACAGTTTTAGCGTTAGCTGTCCCCCAGCCTAAGTCAGCTATGTTATACCCTTCAATAATTTGCTGTATTCTAAAATAATCTGTTGATAACACAGAATAAGCAGATAAAGAAGTAGCTCCTAGATAATTAGTAAAACCTACTGGTGGAGTTACAGAACCAGCGTTTTGTTGAACTGAATATTTACTTGCTTGATTGCTCTGACAGTTATATCTATCTAAGGTGTAAGCACCTCCTGAAGCAAGGGTAACACTAGCACCAGCATTTCTTTGGTCCACACGCATATCGCCATTTATCAGGCGATTTTTACAAATTGACGCATTTCCTGCCCCTAGATTAGAGCCAGTTACGCTTGTACCGATTACATCAGCCGATACTGTTCCGTAAGGCATTATGCTAACTCCTCATCTGTTGGTTTAGCTAGTGTAGGGTGTTCCCATTTAGCAATGTAATCACCTTTGCCGTCTGAATCGTTTTGAAGTGTGATTACAGTCAAGAAATCCTGTTGTGTAAGGCTAGGATATAGAGCCATGATTTTGTCGTATAAAGTCATTATGCGCTCCTTACTAAAACACCACTAAAGTTTGTGCCTGTTGCACCACCCACAGAAAGTAAAGATGTACCAACTAAAAATGTGTACATTTCAAAATAATCTGTTGTGCCATTTGCATATACTAAATAAGTTGTTGTACAACTAGCTAAAGAAGAACCACTAAAATCAACTCCATAATTGAAAGCAGAACCGTTTTTATACAAAATACTAATTGTTCTAGTTAATGTTGCAAATCCTAATTGCAAATTTAAATTTAATTGATAATAACCAGCTACAGTTGGTGTAAAACGATAGTTTGTTGTTGCATCATAATTAGTGTTTGTATCAAATACTTTAGTGTTACAAGCTATTTTTGTGTAAGTTGTTGTTGTAATGCTTTGATTTGCGCTTGTATAAGCACTAAACGCTGGCATATTACCGCTAACCATTACTGTGCCTGTAGCGGCTGGTAAAGTCGCTGTGTTTGTTCCTGCAACAGTTGGAACTGCTAAAGTAACAGCACCGCTTGTATCTCCGCTTATGACAACTGAACTCATTAAATGTCCTTAAAACGTAATTGAACCGCTACCGGTAAATTTATAAATACGATACCCACCAGAAATAGTTACTGTAGGCGAACCGGTTGTTGCAGAGGCCGCTCCAAAATTACTTGGGTATCTTAAAACAACTACGCCAGAACCGCCAGAACCGCCACCTACAGAACCAAATTCACCGCCAGCAAGACCACCGCCCCCACCACCAGTATTAGGTGCACCTGCATTTGTGTATCCAGTTGGGTTACTAGAACCATCTCCAGACCAACCGCCACCGCCGATACCACCAGCAAAATTATTATGCCAATTAGATGTCAAAGAACGAGTACCGCCCCCTGCTCCACCTCCGGCTACATATCCACCACCATTTAAGTTTCCACTTGCATCCGTCCCTACCCCTGCGGCTTGCGCAATAGCAAAATAATATCCTGCTCCACCAGTACCACCAGAATTATCGGTTACACCAGCAGCTCCAGCAGCTCCGGCTCCGCCGCCACCACCAAAAACCGTGGAGTTATTTGTACCGCGTCCGCTAGTTGCTCCACCAGAATTACCATATGCAGTTCCACCAATACCGCTAACTGCTGCATATCCAGAATTACCCCAATAAGCATTGTTTCCAGACCCCGAACCGCCAGTGCTATTTGACCCACCACCATAAGCGGTTATTAAACCACCAAAAGCAGAGTTTCCCCCATTTGCACTAGAACCTCCGCTACCAACAGTAACTGTATAAGAACCCGGAGTAATACCAAGACTTGCGTTATAAATAACTCCACCTGCTCCACCACCGTTATAATATCCACCGCCACCGCCACCGCCACCAACTACCAGTATCTCAATTGTAGGAGGTAAAGATATTCCAGCAAAACCAAAGGCTCTGTCAGAAGCAGCACCAATTAAAGAAAGTCTTGGCATGTTAAGCGAATTTGGTTACAGAAGCTAAAACGGTATACGCAGCCGATCCAGTTTTAATAATGACATAGCAATAAACATCAATAGCACTAGTATTACCTGAACTTGGTGCAGTACCACCTTGCCACTTAGGGGTTACAGAAACGCCATCAATAGTTACAGCAGAATTGTAGTACGCCGTACCGCCTTGAGCAGCTAAAAATGTTGCGCTGATAGACTGTCCTGTAGACATAATAGTATTTAATGAAGTACCAGAAGACCCGCGAAAATTAATAGTCCAGTTTCCAGAAGCGTTAGTTGTATAGTACACAACAGACTGTGTAGTTAAATCAAAGTTAATTGTGCCAGTAGCGGCAGTTGCTGAAACTGTAGCGGTTTCTAAAAGATTATTTGTTGTTAAGGCGGCATTTGAGCTTGTGCCAGCAAATGTTTGAAGTGCGGTAAAAGTAGTAGCTGTTCCGGGAGCAACATAATCAGTACCGACAGTGGCGGCAGAAACAACACCCGCTGTTAATTTTGCAAGTCCTGTTAAGCTTGTATTTAATGTAGTTGTGCCCGTAACAGCCAAAGAAGTAGCCGAAGCCCCCGCTAATGTAGTTGCCCCAGTTACTCCTAAAGTCCCACCAACGCTCATATTGCCGGTATCAGTTAAACCTGTAGAAGTTAAAGTGCCATTTACTGTGAAGTTACCAGCCGATCCAGTTTGAGCAGAATAAGTGTTAGTTCCGTCGCAATAGACTTGGGCAGTTACTCCGTTAGGGATAGTCACGGTTGTACCAGTAGCTCCACCAATAGTAATAGCATATCCGCCTGAAGTGTTGTTTGTAACCACATAAAGCTTTTTAACTAAGGGGATAATAATTTGACGCGATGCACTGTTTGTACCACCTACCACCAAAACCGCATTGCGAGCTTCATCTGAAGTTCCGTTATAGCTTGATAGTGTGTAGTTGGCGTTAACCATAGTAATGGTCTGGACACCCGTAATAGCTTGTTCTAGTAAAGTGCCTAGATTATTGTTGGTGGTAGTTCCCCATGTACCGGACTGATCGCCGTTTCCAATAAGTTCTAATTTTAATGAGGGGGAGTATGAGCTTGCCATGTTTATCCTTTAAGGGTAGTTATTATTAACTTTAACCCAAGTTACGGTTTGTCCATCATTTACACTTGTCCAAGTACTTGATTCTGTGTTGTTTGTAGCCGCCCAAGCCCCAGCCTGAGTGTCGTCTATTTTAAACCAACCTCTTGGGAATGGTGCATCTAATAGTACCAAATTTTCATTAATTATACTATTGAAACTAGCAATTACTAGGGCTGCGTCTGCAGGGTTGATGTTTTCTGCTACTTGGACATTAAATATAAGAACTGCATTTTGGGCGTCTGCTGCGGTAAGGGCTTCGGCTATAGCTGTATTAAATTGCTTAATTGCCGTGGGTATATCCGTAATTGTAATTGGCTCAGTTATAGCACTAGCAAAAGAAGCGGTTGTAGAGCTTAAGTCTTCTAAAGTTAGGGTTTCGACTATATCTTTAACAAAAGTAGCTATAACACTTTGGTTGTCTTCAATAGTGGCGTTTTCAGTAATAGTGCCTGTAAAAGCAGCTACTACCGTGGGGGTGTCGGCTAACGTGGTATTTTCTGTTATAGCCGCAAAATACTGTCTAATTCCGGTAATAATATCGGCAAATGTAGAACTTTCGGAAATTGACGATGCAAAAGCTGCTGCTACGGTATTTAGATCGACTAACTGAGCGTCTTCACTAATAGATGCAAATACAGTTTTAAGAGATGTTGGGGTATCGGCAAAAGTAGCGTTTTCTGTAATGGCGCTTATAAATGCAGCTAAAACCGTAGAAGAATCTGCTGAAGTTAGGGCTTCTGTTATAACCCTTACAAAAGCCGCAGTTACGGTACTAGAATCGGCGGAAGTTAGGGCTTCTGTTATAGCATTTGCAAAAGCTGCTGCTACTGTACTAGAATCGGCGGAAGTTAAAGCTTCAGTAATAGCATTTGCAAAAGCTGCTGCTACTGTACTAGAATCGGCGGAAGTTAGGGCTTCTGTT